TGAGATCCAGAAAATCTGGACCACGCCAGCCCAGTGCGCCTTGATCGTTGCTATCGCTACCAATGTCCTGTGTCAATAGATATCTAGTACCCACTGCTGGCGTCAATAGTACGCTGTTGACATCCACATTCAGTGGATCAATGATGGCATCAATTGGATCCAGTGTGTTGGCCGGTAAAGTGTCGGTAAAAGGAGTATATAACAATGTGTACGGATCAGTTGGGTGTTCGGCTATGGTGCCAACGATTTCGCTGCCATTGTCCTGTCGTAGTCTCAGGCGACTGATGCCTGAAACAAATTTACCATACTGGTCCAGTAACTGACGCCAGTTCAGATTACTGCCAACCACTACATATCGATCGTTGCTGATGACACCATTCTTTTTCAGTAACTTGATGTGGTATGCACCAGATTCATTGTTCAATACGATGCCGTAGTCCAACAATGTCAACAAGCGTCTGCCGAATGTTCCAAAATCGGGGTCGCTTAAAAAATTACCGTTGTACAGATCATCCAAGTTGGTGATCACAGTGTGTATGACACCCAGTTTCTTGACCTTGGCACTGCTGCTGATCCAGATGGGCAACTCAAAAGTCATTGTGGCAATGTCTATGGGATCTTCTGAACTAGTGGGCACAGTACGACTGCTCCAACTGATGTCAGTCAACATGGCGTAGCTCAAGCTGCCCCAGTCCACATAGTTGTCTGTACTCTGTATTTCCATGGCAGGGTCAAACAACTGACTCAATTGCTCAATTAATTGTAGCTTCTGCTCAGTGTTACTGGTCCAGATGTCCAGTTTCAGTGTCAGCTTGTATGGCACTGGCATGATACGCTCAATGGTGTAGGCCTCGCCCTGATTGTGAGTGTAGGTGCCAGTGATGTTGTCGAACTGCCGCTCACGAATATTCATTTTCTGGATCAGGGTGGGGTCTTGTACACGTTCACGATCAAACTGCAGGGCACTGACATACACGGCCATGGCTGGTACAGTATTCAGGCTGCTGGCGCTGTTGTTACGTACAATCTGTGCTGCCTGACGACTCTGATCACCGTACATAACTGGCACACGCTGTAATGTGGTCACCCCGTCACGGTCCTTGCCAAACTGCACTTCAAAGTTGGACACCATGCGAATAAACTGTGTGATGAAGCGTCTTATCTGCCCATCGTAAAAGAAATTGGAATTTTCAATACTCATTAATTATCTGCCTTGGGACGCAATGCCTGTGATAAACTTTGTTTTTCATTGTTGACCACCACATTACCTGTGATGTCATATGTGTTGTAGGTGTTGGTGTTGTTGACGAATGTTCCACGCTGTGTCTGGTACGCAGTACTACCGCGAGTAAGGCTGGTGCGTTGTACATCTTCAATCTTGACCCAACGTGTGCTGTTGAAACGGAACAGTCGATTGGGCACATAATCAGTACGCAAACAGAAGTCGCCTTCTGCTGGATGGGTGGGGAATAATATGCCAGCCACCACTGGAAACCCATCAGGTGCCAGACCATCACCAGTCATGTATCCCGGTATAGTCTCACTGGGAGTTACTATGCCAGAGTCTGCTGTGTTGATGATGTCACTGCCGTCCAGGATATTATTGTCAGCAGTACTCTCAGCATTGTCTACAATCAAGCCATCAGCATTCAGAGGTCTGACATATATGTGGCTGACGTCATATCCGCTTTGCGGAACATCGGTTTCACCCTGTCGAATAATGGCGTCATTGATGGCTATTGTGGTATTGTATGTGCTGAGAATTTGTCCAATGGGTGTGTCTGCTGTACCATCACCATTGGTGTCAACTCGAATGTTATTCAAAATATCCTTGTATTCCTGACTATCCACCAGTGGATTCAATTTGACACGCCACAAGTGTGGCCACCAGGTGGGACTAAATCCTTCTGATGCAAAACTACAATCACCCACCACAAAGAATCGCTTCAATGCTGCTGGTATGTCCTGGTTCAGAGGGTCGTAATCAGTTAAATGCTCCAACTCCAACACATCGCCTGCCATGATTTTTCTACCAACACCGTCCAACATATCATTCAGATGGAAGGTCATGAACAAGGTACCCGTGGCCAGGAACAGCCCAAATTGGCTGAGGTCAAAATCCTGATCAGCCACTTGATAGTGTCCACGCATACGATACACATCAGTGTCGTATTTGCGATCACGGTTTTCCATGAACAACAAGTCCTGTATGTTCATTTCACTCTGATTGATGTATGCTGGTTTAGTGGCATCAGCACTGAATCCAATTGTGGCACCTGATGATATAGCACTGGTTGTATTGGCACTGATGGTGATGACAGTGGCGTTTTTCGCTGTGACTGTGACTCCAGCAGGTATGCCTAGCCCGTATACATGATCACCGATGTTGACGTTGCTGGCACTGGGGAATGTCAATGTGCTGCCACCAGAATTGGTTACGGCACTGGTGCTTAATGTTGCAGCCTGACTGGTGGTGCCCAGATACTTGTGCAGCAGAATTCCAGTAGCACCCAGTGTGAACATTTCTGAAATGCGACGGTCCATGAATTTATAGTCATTGCTGTGACGACCGTTCTGCCATAATGATAATCTTGCCACTGTGGAATCCTTAAATATACAGTATTTATTGCCGGTTGACCCAAAAATATCATTAAATGTATAATGGTGGTATGGATAAAAAAGCGCAGATTTTACAGCGAATACGTGATGTAGAGCATCAGCTTAAAAACAATATAGCCGTTGCTACATATTCGCAGTTCCACAGATATAACGAATTACAACGTATGATGGCCAACATGCGCCTGATGTACGAGGATCTGGATCGTGAAAGCGTGGAATGTCGCAGATTGGGCAAGGAAACCACCAAGTACTTGGAACACTATGCAAAACTTAGTGACGGACTGGATCTGCTGGAGCAGTTGGTCATGACAGCAATAATCATGGGTTGACAAATAAATCACTTTAAATATATAATGGTATATCATCTAATTCAGCACAAGGATCATCATGGCTATCAAAGTTGACGGCAAAACCATCAAAGCAAAACTTAAGGCTCCTCGCAGTACGCAGGCAGCCGACGAAAAGTATACTGGCACTGAGCCTGTATGGGATCATGAGCGTGCCTTGAAGATGGATGAGGCAGTATTTGACCATCACATGCGTAAGAGCATGAACTACTACAATTACCACTATTCCACCAAAGATCTAAAAAAATACGTGGTGGAGTGGGTGCAGACCACTGAGCTGCTGACCAAAGCAGAACTCAGTGCATTTATTCGCAGCCCAGACCGCACTCTGAGCATGACCTCATGTGCATTGGTCATGGCACACCGTCAGGGTATGCCCATGCAGGAACGTCACATCAAGTTTATCCGCAATGCCATTCAGCACAGTATTGCACTGGCTGGTGACGAAGTTGCAGAGGTCATCAACACTCCTGAGGCTGTGGCTTATCGGCCCACCATTCAGGATCGCATGAATGAAAAGACTGCTGACACCCTGGGAGAGTTTGAGGGCCATTATGACGAAGCAGTTAAAGGTAAGACCACTTTCAAGTTCTATGAATTTTTGGTTGCCAATGCTGTACCACAAAGTCAGCTGGGCAAGTACGAAACACTGATTGCTGCCCGTGCTGAAGAACTGTTGGATGCCAGCCAGAAGAAAGACGAGCAATTGACAGAAGGCTATCGCCATTATCGTGCAGCAGACTTCAAGCGTTTGCTGACATTTCTGACTGGTTGCATCACTGCAATTGAACAGTATCGCAGCGTCAAGAAGCAGGCGAAAAAGTTGCGTAAACCACGTGCTGTGAGCAAAGAAAAGTTGGTGGCCAAAGTCAAGTACGCCAAAGAAGACAAAGCACTGAAACTGGTCAGCATCAATCCAGTTGACATCATTGGCGCCACAGCTCTGTGGATCTACAACACCAAAACCCGCAAGCTGGGCAAGTATGTGGCGGATGCACATGCTGGCACCCTGGGCATCAAAGGCACCAGCATCGTGGGCTATGATGAAATGAAGTCAGTATGCAAGACCCTGCGTAAGCCTGATGAAAAACTACAGGAATTCCGCAAGGCCAGCAAGGTTCAGTTACGCAAGTTTCTGGACGAGATTCGTGCTACCGACACCAAGATGAACGGACGTCTGAACGCAGACATTGTACTGCTCAAAGTGGAATAGGCTGCTAAATACTGGCATAAGGATATAACTCATGCCCAGTATTCCAGCCACCACCCCAGTAATTACAGGCAATCTATCTGCCCGAGGCAGTATGCCTGCCAAGAGTCTATTCAATACCATAACAGGTACAGGACCAGGGCAGATTGCATTTGACCCCAATTCCATGTCCACTTCGGACCTTAAACGTGCTGAGATCACGGACTACATCCGTATGCGTCTAGGTGACGGCATTGTGGACGTGGAACTGGAACAAGAACACTACGAAATGGCCATCAAGCAAGCTCTGGTCAAATATCGTCAACGTGCCAGCAACAGTACAGAAGAGAGTTATGCGTTCCTGGACCTGTTGCCTGAGACACAGGAATACATCCTGCCCCCAGAAATCCAGACAGTCAAAGTCATACATCGCCGCGGTATTGGCAGTGTGACAGGAACAACTGCCAGCCAGTTCGAGCCATTTGCATCAGGTTACTTGAACACATACATGCTGACAGCAGGTCGCGTGGGCGGACTAACCAATTACGAATTGTTTGTGGATTATCAAAAGTTAGCCATGCGTATGTTTGGCGGATTCATGGATTTTACATTCAACCCTGTGACTAAAAAATTGACCATTATTCGCAAGATGCCATTTGGCTATGCCGGCCCTGATCAGGCTGAAAGTGTATTGCTACACATATTCAACGTTAAACCCGATCAGATGATTTTTAACGATACATATGCTTTCCCCTGGATACAGGAATATGCTTATAGTTTTGCCAAGAGAATCATTGGTGAAGCACGTAGTAAGTTTAACACCATAGTAGGCCCACAGGGCGGCACCAGTCTAAATGGTGACGCATTGAAGTCAGAAGCACAGACTGAAATGGACAAACTGGAAGAAGATCTCAAGACATTTGTAGACGGATCCATGCCCATGACCTGGGTAACTGGTTAATACTAATTTGACACTGGCATGGCTGTATGTAATAATACGGCAACAGGAGTATTTCAATGATTATCGGTATTTGTGGCCTGATTGGTTCAGGCAAAGACACAGTGGCAGATTATCTAGTTAATTTTCATGAATTCCGTCGTGAAAGCTTCGCAGGAACCCTTAAAGATGCAGTAGCAGCAGTATTTGGCTGGGACCGTACTCTGTTGGAGGGTCGCACCAAACAAGCTCGTGAATGGCGTGAGCAAGTTGATGTCTGGTGGGCAGAAAAGATGGACATACCACATCTTACACCCAGATACATCCTACAGCAGTGGGGCACTGAAGTGTGCAGAAAAGGCTTCCACGACAACATCTGGATCGCCAGCCTGGAAAATCGCCTGCGTAATGCCACTGACTCAGTGGTGATTAGTGATTGTCGATTTCCCAATGAGATCAAGAGTATCAAAGAGTCTGGCGGTATAATCATACGTACCAGGCGTGGTCCAGATCCCGAATGGTTTAAAGCAGCTGGCATTGTCAATATAGGGCCTACCCGTAATCTCAGTTGGGCCAGCAACAAAGCAATCCTATCCAATTACAATGTTCACGTCAGCGAAACTGCCTGGGCAGGTACAGAATTTGATGTGGAATTGGACAACAATGGCAGCATAGACGATCTGTATGCACAGGTCAGAAATCTGGTACTAGCGGGCTCCGCTTCCAGGGCAGACGACTGCTGAATATTTCTTCCTGGCAGTTTAGACATACAGTTTTGATGTTGACCCAGTTATTATTTTTAAGGTTTCCGTCCACATAGAATACTACAGATTGTTTGGGTAGTTTGAATTTAAAGCCACAGCGTTCGCATTGTGGCTTTTTCTTGTATCCTGCCAGCTGCCAGGCTGCAGGTTTGGGTGCCAGGTTTTTGCCAGCACGTATACATACATCGCACATCTTGCGATAATATCTCACACCTTTCTTGATACTGTTTACCGCCACTGGCCTTTGATTACAGGTCGGGCAGATTCCTCTGGGCTTCATATATGTATTTACGCATAAACCATAATTATGGGCATCATAACCCCCAGAAAAATGCACATAAGAATAAATATCTACAAGTGCATTATAGTATTAATTTAAAGGAATATTGCCATGGCATTAGTATCTCCAGGTCTACAAATCACAGTTACTGACGAAAGCCAGTACGTATCAGCATCAGTTGGTACAGTACCTCTAGTCTTTCTAGCAACTGCTCAGGATAAAACAATCAACGGTTCATTAGCAACCGGAACAAGTGCAGCCAACGCTGGTGTATTGCAGGTATTTGGAAGTCAGCGTGAATTAGTATCCGCACTGGGCTATCCAAGTTTCAAACAAACAGCAGCTGGTACGCCAATTCATGGTGACGAGCGCAACGAATATGGTCTGATGGCCGCTTATTCAGCATTGGGTTTGGGCAATCGTGTTTACGCCGTTCGTGCTGATATCGATCTGGCACAATTGGCTGGTACCGCAGTTCGCCCCAGTGGTGATGTGGCTGACGGCACGTATTGGCTGGACCTGGCTGATACCGACTGGGGTATCCACGAATGGAACGCAAGTACACAGGCATTTACAGCAAAAACTCCCATCCTGATCACATCTAGTTCAGACACCAGCAATGTAACATACGACGGCGGCTCACCATCTGGTTTGACCAATGAGCCAACACCATTGGCCAGCATCGGTCAGATTGGCAGTTACGCAGTAGTGGCCACAACCACCAGTAATCGTATTTTCTACAAGCGTTACGATAACGTTTGGTATCCCGTGGGAACCACTGGTTGGCAGAATGCCTGGCCCACAGTCACAGGAACTGCTACTAGTCCTGCATTGACCAGCGGACAAACAATCATCATCAACAGCACCACTACAGTAACATTGACTGGAACTACGGTTACGGCCATGGTCACTGCCATCAATGCAGCAAGCATCACTGGGGTAACCGCTCGTGTGGTCAATAACAAAGTGGAAATCTATGCTACAGAAAACAGCCAATCAGATGGATCAACCACCAATGGCCAATTGAGATTACAGGCTGGAGCCACAGGAACATTGTTGACCAATCTGGGACTGACTGCTGGCTATTATTTTGGTCTGGGTGTTACTAGTGTCACTGGTGTAGTTTACGGATCATATGCCGAGGCTCCTCAGTGGGACACCAGTGGTGCATACCCTTCTCCAACTGGTGGTGTATGGCTAAAAACCGGAACATTGGGTGGCGGGGCCAACTTTGCATTCAAGAGATACAATAGCCTGAGTGAAAGCTGGACCACACAGTCAGTGAACGCATACTCTGGAACTGCTACTGCAATTTATGGCCTGGATCCAGCTGGCGGCGGCAGCAACATTGGTGTTGGTACAGTGGTAATGATTCAGGACCCCAACACAGGCTCGACCTTGAATTTGTACATGGGTGGTTACAGACCATGGCGTCGTACGGTATTTGGTGCAGTAAAAGCCACAGCCGCGCAAGCCCCAACCAGTGCATTTACGTCAGGAAATTATTTTACACTCAGTGCCACTGCACCCGGAAGTGCTGCATATACTGCCTATACCATCACAGTCAATGGAACAGCGGCATCAGATTTTGTTGCAGCCGTTCTAGCTGCTAATATTCCATATGTAACAGCTCAAGTTGAAAGCAATGGGGCCATCAGTATCACACACACCACTGGCGGTAACATACAGTTGATTGCAGTCAATGGACAACAAGATATTCCCACAGTGGCTGGTTTCGTTGCTGGAGTATCTAATGTTACTGTAATTGGTAGCACAAGATTGGTAGCTGGTTGGTCCCTATTAACTTACACATATAGCATTACGCAGCCCACAGCTGATCCAGTTGATGGTGTGTTATGGTATTATAACGATGCCACCACTATCGACATCCTGGTCAACAGCGGAACAGCATGGAAAGGATATCAGAGTCTAAGTCTTGATGCCCGCGGCTATCCACTGAACACAACTGATGACGGCGGTGTTATTGTAACAGCCAGTGCCCCAACGTCACAAAGCGATGGCAGCAGCTCATTGGTGGCCGGTGATTTGTGGTTGGACACCAGTGATCTGGAAAACTTCCCCAAACTGAACCGCTACAATGGTACGAGTTGGGTAGCCATTGACAACACCGACCAGATCAGTCAGAATGGTATATTATTCGCTGATGCACGATGGGACACTGGTGGCACAGTTGATGCTGTATCAGGTACATTACCCACAGTGGCAGATTTGCTGACCAGTGATTACACTGATTTAGATTGTCCTAATCCATTACTATATCCACGTGGTATGCTGTTGTTCAACACACGCCGTAGCGGCTACAACGTCAAACGGTGGGTTGGTGATTATTTTAACTATGCCAGTTACAACAGCGTCATGAGTACATATGCAGCTGGTACCACATACGCAGCTGGTAGTCGTGTTGTTTATGGTTCTGCATTGTATGTTGCCATCGCCGGCACAACTGGTAATTTACCAACCAATGCCACATACTGGTCGGTATTGCAGTCAGGTGCATGGGTAACAGCCAGTGGCAACAAGACCAATGGTGCCATGTATGCAGGGCATCAGGCACAACGTGCTATGATTGTCGAGGCCATTAAATCGGCTGTTGACAGCAGTACACAAATCCGTGAAGATCAATTCCAGTACAATTTGTTGACTGCTCCTGGTTACCCAGAAGCCATCAGCAACATGGTGGCATTGAACAATGACCGTGCCAACACAGCATTCGTCATTGGCGATACACCCATGACCCTGAGCACCAACGTTGTGGGACTGACCAATTGGAGTAATGGCGTAACAGAAGGTGGATTGACCACAGCTGACCCATACCTGGCAGTGTATTACCCCAGTGGATTGTCAAACGACGCACAGGGCAATACCATCATGGTTCCACCCAGTCACATGGCTCTGCGTACATTTATCCGTAACGATCAGCTGGCTTACCAATGGTTTGCACCAGCCGGTACACGCCGTGGATTGGTTGATAACACAACTGATCTGGGTTATCTGGATACTGCAACTGGTGAATTTCAACGCACTGGTATCAGCCAGAGCCTGCGTGACAGCTTGTACACCATCAACATGAACCCCATAACCATTATTACTGGTACAGGTATTGTTGTTTTTGGTCAGAAGACCCGTAATCCAGTCAGCAGCTCAATGGATCGAGTCAACGTAGCACGTCTAGTCAACTACATTCGCACCATCCTGTCCAAGGTCAGCAATGGTTTCTTGTTTGAACCCAACGACAAGATCACCCGTGATCAGATCAAGGTTATTATCGAAAGCACATTGAATGACCTGGTGGCCAAGCGTGGTATTTACGACTACTTGGTGGTTTGCGATACCAGCAACAACACTTCGGACCGTATTGCACGTAACGAATTGTATGTGGACATTGCCATTGAGCCAATGAAAGATGTTGAGTTCATCTATATCCCAATAAGATTGTTGAACCCCGGCAGTATCGGTGGTTTGGGCAAATGATAGAACGTATAAATAAGTATAACAGGAGATATATATGGCAGTAGCATCCTTAACAAAAATGACAGTACCCCTGGCCGGAGGCCAGAGTGCTACCGCACAGGGTCTGTTGATGCCCAAGCTGAAGTACCGCTTTCGCGCCAGCTTCTTGAATTTTGGTGTCAGTACCAACGTAGTGGAATTAACCAAGCAAGTGCAGACTATCAAACGTCCCAGTGTGCAGTTTGGTGATATCACCATCGACGTTTACAACAGCAAAGTCAAGCTGATTGGCAAGCCAGAATGGCAAGACCTCACAATTAAATTACGTGATGATGCCGGCGGCAATGTGGCCAAGTTGGTGGGCGAACAAATGCAGAAACAGTTCGACTTCATGGAGCAAGCATCTGCTGCTTCTGGTATCGACTATAAGTTTCAATTGAACTATGAAATGCTGGACGGTGGCAATGGTGCAAACCAACCCAACATCCTGGAAACATGGGAAATTTATGGTGCATTCATCAGTCAGGTCGACTATGGTGAATTTGATTATTCCAGCAACGAACACGCAACAATTGATCTAACCATCAAATACGACAACGCATTGCAGTCGCCTACTGGTACAGGTATCGGTACAGCAGTAGCCCGTACAATTGGTGCAACAATTACTGGTTAATATCCACAGTAAAGATCCAAACCCGGAGTAAAAATCCGGGTTTTTCTTTGGCATAAATATCGACATGGCCAACGCAATTAATGAATTCATCTCCCAATTGGGTGCAGGGACAAACATCAAAGATGCCAAACACGCATCTAAACTGTTTGTTGACAGCAATTACCGATTGTCCCCCAAAGCCGGCTACATGTATCATGTGGCATTCGATTTCAATCCTCTGCTTAACCGCCTGAGTAATGACAGTATTCTGGAATCTGGTATGTTGGTCAAGGCAGCTCAACTGCCTAAATTCACCATTGATAACAAAACATACAACGCATACAATCGGCCCAATGTGGTGCAGACCAAATTAAAATACGATCCCTTGACCATCACATTCCACGACGATAGTGCCGACATCATCAGATACTTCTGGTGGAACTATGTCAGCCATTACTACCGCGACAGTGATCACACTCAGCAGGTGTTCTCCCAGCCCAGCAAGTATACTGAACGTCAGACTCAAAGTTGGGGATACAGCCCAGCCAATTATTCCAGTAATGGCGCAGTTGAGCGTATGCTGACAGCCATCCGTGTATACAGTTTGCATCAGAGAAATTTTACAGAGTATACATTAATAAACCCCACCATCACTTCCTTTAAGTTTGGCGACCATGCATCAAGTTCCACCGAGCTGATGGAGACCACCATGACTGTGGCGTACGAGTCAGTATTGTACAGCTACGGTCAAGTGGTACCAGGGCAGACAGTCAACGGATTTGGTGTGCTGCACTATGATAAAACTCCCAGTCCATTGACCGCTGCTGGCGGCGGCACACGCAGTATTCTGGGTCCTGGTGGATTATTTTCTGCATTGGACAGTGTGGATCATCAATTGGGCCAGGGCAATTTCTTTGGTGCAGCATTGACGGCATTCAAGAGCTTCAATAATTTTAAAGGCGCCAACTTTGGTCAGATGGCTGGCACTGAATTGAAACAAATAGGTATGAACATCCTGACTGGCAGCAACCCATTGGCCAAGATACAGATACCCACCCTGGGTGGTGGCAGCAGCAACGGTAGTAATACATTTGGTGTTGCTGGCGGCGCCAGTGCTCTGCTAATGGCGTTGAGTGCTGGAGGTCGACAGGGCCGAAATAATGCCCAGGCCATACTCCGTGCCAATCCGCAGTTCAACAGCATGGAAGAGTTGTTGGCGTCACAGGGCATTACTGGAGGGCAAGCTGGCCTGGTATCCAGCAATGGTGAACCAGTGGCTGTTGCATATCCAGAGCTGGGCAATGACATGGTGGGAGTCACAGTCACTACACTGCCTGATGGTTCCAGAATGACCAGTTATGATATAACTGCATATCAACAATCACTCAGAGTGGCTGAATATGAACGTGTGATAGCAGCCGGTGGCAGTGAGGAAGCTGCACAAAATGCATCAGCCAGTGTGGGTAACGATGCCGGTACCAGAGCACTGGGGTCATTTAATTTAAATGACTCCATAGAAACTACCACTGTGTATGGTCCACGTGGCACGGTACCACCGGTCAGATACCGCGAGTCAGAGTTTACTGAGTTGTATGGTGCACCAGGAGATCGTACATCACCAGCAGCCGCCACATATCTGGGCGGTGCTGAAAGTACACAGGGTGCAACAGCTTACCCAGTAGTGGACTATAATGATCCGCAATTCCAGTCAATTGAGCAAATAGATGCTGAAATTTTGGCAGAAAGAAGACTGGCTGGTGATTTGTAATGAGTAATCCACAAAACCTAGGCGCAGTAAACGTAAACAATACGGTCAGCAAGAATTATTTTAATAATTTTTTTGTCGTCCCCACCACTGTGTCAGCAAACCAAAACGATGCCATTGTGGGATACTTTCAACAATACTGTGGTGGTAACCGGACCGCAGCAGATGCGCTGGCCAGTGCAGTGATATACACCAGTCTGGCACAACGGATTGATCCCATGAGTGTACTGGAACAATTCATAAAATTACCCAAGGCACAGGTGGATAACTATTTGGCAATGTTTTTGAACCTGAACAGAAAGGGCACCAGCTTTTTAGGCATCAACAATCAACCCATTGTAAATAAGTATATTAGACGATCGATATTAAAATGAGCAAATACGCCAATGGGTTTTATCAATTATTGAACCCAGCCAAATACATAGGTAAAAAAGTACCGCATTATCGCAGCAGTTGGGAACATAGTGTGATGCGTATGTGTGATAACAATCCAGCTATATTACAATGGGCCAATGAGGCCATGCACGTACCCTACCGTAATCCATTTACCAACAAGAACACCATATACATACCAGATTTTTTCGTGGTATTTCAGGACGCACAGGGAAAAAATCACGCAGAGATGTGGGAAGTCAAACCCAGTAAAGAAACAACTCTGGAAGCAGCAGGAAATAGCAAACGCAATCAAGCACATGCAATATTAAACATGTGCAAATGGCAAGCAGCCCGAGCCTATTGTGCTGCAAACAACATCAAATTCAGGATCATCACGGAACACGATCTGTTTCATCAAGGTAAAAAATGAGTCCTTTAGACAGCGTTCGACAATTTATAGCTGACAACCAACACAAAACATTTGAGTACCCAGAGCCACCAGCAGGCAATGTCTGGGAACAATCGGAGTGGATGTTTCGTCACAGTCATGTGCCCTATCTACGCATGGACATAGAGTTGCCCTATGCTGAGATATTGGCTGAAGCTCGTGCTGTGCGCCACAGATTTGTCCAACACCGTGAGGGTGACGGTGAGGGATGGCTGAGTTTGTGTATACATGGTATCAGTGCTGAACAAACAGATGCGCCCAACATGTATGGATACGATCACGAAACTGCACCGTATCGATGGACTGACATTGCTGATCTATGTCCAGTGACCACTGACTACTTTAAAAATCAATTCCCATTTCAATTCTATCATAGACTGCGTTTTATGTTGCTGGAACCAGGTGGTTACATTATACCACATAGCGACAATCAGACCAGTAACCTGGGTGCAGCCACCAACATCAGTTTAAACAATCCTGTGGGTTGTGAATTTGTCACTGAGCGTGGTCTTATACCGTTTAGTGACACTGGCAGCGTGATGATGTTCAACAACCACTACCAACATGTAGTGTATAATGACAGTGAAGAAGATCGTATTCATATCATTGTACACGGGGCCTGGGATGGCAGACATTGGAATCCCATCATAGCACGTAGCTACCAACAGGCAAGAGATGGTCAGAACTCTAACTAACTTCCTCAACAACGATGATATAGCATGGTTCAAGGCAGACTGGGGACAATACTTTGCCGCCCAAGACTATACAGTGGTATCATGCGATGCTGACGACACCAAAAGAAAGTACGGCTTGGACAATTGGACCATTCGTGATCGTCGTCGTGAATTAACCCCAACAGATCCGGCATGGAAGAAGTTGGCTCAGATGATACGCAGAGTCATACCATCAGATGTGAGGTTTTGGGTGGGGTATCAACGTCAGTATATTCCACACAGTATGCATATTGATGAACCTGCTCCTGATAGTAATCCTGACTGGTTGTACAGCGTCATAGTACCACTGGATGCTGCCACCATTGATGTGGCCAAAACTATAGTATGGAAGAAAGAGTTCGGCCGATTTAGCGAATATCTGGACTTCCAATCAAATTTCATCCACCACCCAGAAAACTACACTCCAGTCAGCAATGTGTCTGAACAATACGATGTGGACCATTGTATGCTAAACAAAAATCCAGCAGATTATTTTGAGCTGGACGGTGTGTATGACTATGCTCTGGGCACAGCTGGCATGTTCAACAGATGCAACTTACATTGCAGCAGCAACTGGCGACGCCACGGCATCGCTGAATACAAAGACATCATAATATACCATATTGGCTGAAGTCCAGTAAATACGGTATGACTAAGAAACTTGAAGACATACTAAACCTCCCCAAATTTACAGACGAAGATTCCCCCACTATGGAGGAAGCCAAAGTGTTCATTGAAGAAAATCGTGTAATGATCACACAGGTGGACTCGGCTATTGACAAGCTGGACGCTGCCATGCCCGGGGTCAGAGCACTAGATGCTGCTGATGATGAAATGGATGATCTGGCAGACATAGCCAAAAATCGTGCCGAAGATCTGCTGGATCTGGGCATGAACGTTGACCCCAGATTCGCTGGCGTCATACTACAGACAGCCAGTACCATGTTGGGTCTGGCCATCACGGCCAAGACTGCCAAGATTGATCGCAAGCTGAGAACACTACAATTACAGATGTCCAAAGCCAAATTGGATCATCAAATAGCCAAGGATGCTGGTAAAGAAGCCAGTAAATCCAACAGTCCTGTAGACGGTCAGGGTATTGTACTGGACCGAAATGAGTTATTGCGCCAGATTCTGAACAATCAACAAACGCAAAAGTAGTCGTCAGGCTAAATACTACAATATACAGGAATTAACAATGTTAAAATCATTCCAATCATACATGTATGAGGCCAAGAAAGTATACGAATTTCGTATCAAAATTTGCCAACATGACATGATCAACAAGCAAGCATCTGATCGTCTACGGTCAGCATTAGAAGCTTACCAGTTAGAAACCATTTCAGCAGTTAAGCGTCTGCCCATCCAAGAGCACCGTGATTTCCCCAAAATGGGACCATGTGAGTGTTATGTCATTGATGTGGGACTAAACTATCCCACCATTGCGGCACAAGTTCGCCAATTGGTAGCAGAACGTGCCGGTATCAATGCTGAATGTGTGTGCGTGTATCCACTTAATCAGGATGTGTACAACGAAGAATTTGAAGCTCATGGTAAAGACCATGAAGGTGCTGTACTGACTGATTCAGAGTTAAAGGATGCACCAGGTGCCCAGGAATTAGCAGGACAAGTTCGTGTAGGCAGTTTGCTGAAAGAACTGGAGTCACTGAAATTTGAATACGCAGCCACAGAAAAATCAGCCGGAGTACAGGGCTCAGATAAAATTGGCACAACAAGCCCTGTTGGCACAAACAAGAATAAACTCCCATCCATGGTAAAAGGAAAGTAACATGTCATCGTCTAACATTTATAACATATTAAGCAAATTAAATGCCCTACAGCCCAAGGCTGAAGAGCCCAAGGCTCAGGCAACCAAGCCCATCTATGAGAGTGTGGAACCACGTGGCAGCATCATGTCGGGCGTCAACCGGCTGGAGAAAAAACTCAGCGAGCAATTTGCTGCCGACAAAAAAGCTCTGGACACCAATCCTAAAAATGCTGCCTGGGACGATGATGCAGGTGCCAAGCAGCGGGCTCGTATTGCTCGTGAAAAACAAAAGATAGGCATGCAACGTAAAATCTCTGGGCAGGACACTGGTCTACCACCAGCAATGGCAGAGGGTGAAGGCTCGAATGAAATGGACAAGGTAACAACTTCGCCTTACAAAGCAAATCAAATGCTTGGTGGCAAATATCCAGTGGCATTTGTGATTGAAGTATTGTGCCCCGATCAGTCCGTAGTTAACATGATCCAAAACAAAGTTGGAACAGCATATCAGGTAGAAAGAGATGATTCCATAGAAGGAAATGGAATAGGTATTGAGATTATATCTCAGCGGTTCGACGGCGGCCAGGCTGCTCAAGCCGCATATAATCAACTACTTAATTTTATTGAACAAAGTGGCGGCCAGTTCAACAGTTCAACACAAGTTACAATTTACAAACAAAAGCCGGGTGTTGCAGAAGACGAAGAAGGTGATGTATGTCCCGAATGCGATGGTACTGGTTGCCCCGAGTGTTATGGTGATGAACATAGAGATCATGCCCATGACCATGCTCAGGGTATGCAGCGTGAAAATGCTGGCATGGCAGAAAGCTCGACAAAAAATGTAACTGGGGTCATGAAAAAATATCTTCCTAAATCCATGTGGGCTCCAATTTTGAGTCATACAGGCAAGAGTAAACATGACAATGCAGATGGTAGTAAAACATCACATGTTTGGAGATTGCGTAACTTAGTTCGATCTTTCCGAGGTCGAGAATTTGATGCATGGAAACAAGCAGTAGAACAAGAATTGGGTGATGGGTACGAGGTAACTTCTGAGTGGCCAACGCCATCAGTTAGATACATTCAGATGAACGAAGCGCACATACAAACAGGTGTAACAGAAACAGCAGACGTCAAGTACGGCGTGTTTGCCAAGGGTGGCAGCATTGGCAGTCAGCGATTTAAAGATGATCCGCTAAAAACTTTTGACAGCAAAGAAGAAGCTATTGCAGATGCAAAACGCCGCAGATCTGGATTATCCAAAGGTGAGCGTGGCTACTACCGTATGGGCTATGTTGTTAAGCCTATCAAAGGTGTGGCGGAAGGCTTTGCCGACATGGAAGCTGACGTCAAACGTCGTGATGCCGAACGCCGATCAGGCAAGAAAGCCACAGCCACTGGTGTAAAACATCATGGCAAGTATGGTACGGAATATCAAGGCGATGCAGATGAAGAAGAAGCGGCCGCCAAAGCCGCGGATAAAGGTCCCAAGAAACGTGGACGCCCTGCCAAAGGCCTGGCTAAACCCAAACCAGCAGCTGATGAAAAGAAAGGTCGTGGTCGCCCCAAGAAGGCAGCAGATCCCACATACAGCGGTGCAAAAGATCTGCAGAACTACGTCGTAGGCAACCTACCCAAAGGCAAACAAGCCAAGGGCAAAGTTTACAAGATGGACGAAAGCCGAATGTTAGACGAAGCTGGCCAGCATCTAGACCATATCCTGAATCGTTTCAAGCACGAAGTGAGAAAGTTTGAAGAGACTGGTGATCTGGATCAAGATAGCGATTTATACCATGCATTGCATGACTATTATAAAGAAACTGGATTGCTGCCATATGATATTGAGAAAGGTCGTGGCGTTGTAAGTACATTGACCTGGGTCGCTGACCAACTTGAACAACATCTGGGCATCAGTGAAGAAACAGTAGCGCCAGCAGCTGGGCAGCCGTTACCTGGTCTAGGTCAGGGTGTATCACATATCGATGCCACACACGCAGCCCAATTTAAACCAGGATCAAATGTATTGATCGGCGGACGGATGCCAGCAGTGGTTAAATCTGTATCTGGGACCACTGCAACTATATATGATCCTGCAAATCCTGCTGCGCCCTTCAATATTGAAACCAGTAAATTGCAAGCGGCTCCAGCCGCAGCACCAGCCGCTCCAACAATGGAGGCAGAATTAAACGAGCTGGCCAAGTTAGCTGGATTGACAGTTGAAGCAAAAGTTAAACCAGACTACATTGATTTAGACAAAGACGGCAATAAGAAAGAACCCATGTCTCAAGCTGCTCAAGATGCAGAAGACGATGATCATGATTATGCCAATCGTCTAGATGATGAACAAATGGATGAAAACATTCCTGTACACAAGCATGTTGATGGTCCATTTGATTCAAATTCAACGTCAGACGACGATGAAGAAGGTGATGTATGTCCCGAATGCGATGGCGCGGGTTGCCCAGAGTGCCACGGTGACGAACATCGAGATCGTGCTCATGCTCATGCTCAGGGTATGCAACGAGAAAGTGCTGTTCGAGAAGCAGAAGAGATGATCAACTTCATGCGTAATGCTGGCCTAGACACCAGCCGTGCTGAGTCAGCATTAGCCGAAGCCTACAAGTATGGCGACACAGATGTTGAGGAAGCACCTGAGTATGCTAATAGTCCAGACGAAGAAATTCAAAACGTCGAAGCCATTACACGTCAGGGCAACGACCTAAATCGTGAGAAGAAGCAATTTGCTGGCAAGCCCAAAGCTGGTGATAATCCCATGGCCAGTGAAAGTACTGATCCACTGGAAGCCATGGGTCGTCGACTGATGGCGGCATACGAAAGCATCAAAGTAGTCGACGAAGGCATGGTTGACAAAGTCAAAGGTATGTTTGGTAAAAAGAAAGACCCCAATGCAGTGCCCAACATTTTTGACACGGAGCCATACAAGTCTGACACCAAGGCATATTTAAAAAAGTCTGCCAAACAACCAGGTGGCCCGAATAACATTAAGAACATTTTTGACAAATGAAATCACTACACGATTACATTGCTGAAGTGACAGCCAAGGACAAGGCTGTGCCCATCAAGGCACAGCCCAAGTCCAAGAAAAAATCTAATCCATATAACGACGCAAATCACGCCATGAGTCGTGACGAAGAAAAACGTAGTGGTACCAATAATGAAAATTAACGAAGTCATAGTGGAATCATCATTGAGAACATCCAGTGTTCACTCTTTGCCTGATGCTGAAGTATTCGACGACTTGGATAATAGCAGCCCCTATCACATGTACCGTTTCGGAGTCGCACTAGCTGGGTCACCGGACAATTTTGGTGATACTGATGGACCAACACGCAGTAATTTAGTCACAATTGGATACACTGAAGCAGATCGAGAAATCATTGACGCCACCAAGCGTAAACAAGGCAGGACTTCGACAAAGATCAGTAAAAAACAATCACAAGAAACACCTGACGTTAATACACAAAGTCCCATTATCACTCGTAAGAAGAACAAATACGGCATATGAAAGCATACCGTATAACCAGTGCTGATTTTATATCTCCTGATGAATCATTGAATCCAGATGCATTTATGGATACAGACGATCTACGCCAACTTAAAAAATTGGCTGGATTGGGTGGTGGATTATTGGAAGATTATTATACAGCTGGTGGTCATGATCCAGCATTGACTACGCCCAACGACGACAACGGCAATACAGCCAGTCCAGTGGGCAGCACCATGAGTCAAGACAGTGCAGAAAAACGCCGCCTGGAAAAAGAATTATACATCCGAGTCGGTGACCCTGAGTGGTTTAGATTGTGGTTTGCCAAGCCTTGGCTAACTGGTGAGAAACCAGTGGGTGATGCGCCAGCCAAACACCGACCCATAAAGATCGACGTTTCCAAATCACAAGACACTGACCCAGTATATGTGGGCGATGTCAACATAATAAGCAAAAAATAAAATGTCTATAGATAATCAATTTATACGGTCCGCCGGATACAGTATCAGCCTGACCAATGAACAGATAACAGAATATGCCAGATGTGCTGACCCCGAAACAGGATATCGGCACTTCATGGAAAACTACTTTTACATACAACACCCCACCCGAGGCAAGTTACTGTACAATCCCTACGAGTTTCAGGTCAGACTAATCGACAATTATCACAGTAACAGATTCTCAGTGTCCATGATGCCTCGTCAGACTGGCAAGACCACGTCAGCCGCAGGGTATCTGTTATGGTTCGCCATGTTTACTCCTGACAGTACTATATTGATAGCTGCACACCAATACTCAGGTGCTCAGGAAATCATGCAGCGTGTGCGCTATGCATATGAGATGTGCCCCATTTGGCTCAAGGCTGGCGTGGAAAACTACAACCAGGGTAACATTGACTTTGATAACAAGAGTCGTATCGTTGCTCGTGCCACCACAGAAAAAACTGGACGTGGTATGTCACTATCATTACTATATCTGGACGAGTTTGCCTTCGTTAGACCCACCTGGGCACGTGAGTTTTGGACAGCTATATCACCAACACTCAGCACTGGTGGTAAATGTATCATCACCAGCACTCCCAACTCAGATGAAGATCAGTTCGCCGACATCTGGAAGCAGGCCAATAAGAAAACTGATGCATTTGGTAACCCCACACCTGTGGGCGTGAACGGATTTAGTCCATTCATGGCACACTGGTCAGAACATCCAGACCGTGACGAAGCATGGAAAACTGCTGAGATTGGTCGTATTGGCGAGGAACGTTTCCGTCGCGAACACGGTCTGGAATTTATTACAGCAGAAGAAACACTGATCCACCCGGTCACATTGGTGGAAATGGCTGGTGTAGACCCAGTTGAACGCCAGGGACAAGTACGTTGGTACAGCAAGCCCCGGAAAAATTGCAAGTATGTGGTGGGATTAGACCCCAGCCTGGGCACTGGTGGCGATCCTGCAGCCATACAGGTATTTGAGTTACCAGATTTTAAACAAATTGGAGAATGGCAACACAACCTGACCCCAGTTCAACGGCAAGTTACCATACTCAGAGAAATCACGCAGTATCTGCACGATGCCACTGGCACCGACACCAGCATATACTACAGCGTGGAAAACAACACGCTGGGTGAGGCAGCTCTAGTGGAGATAGCCAATATCGGCGAAAATAACATACACGGAATCTTCATGCATGAGCCTAGAAGTATGGGCGGTAACAAGACATATCGTAAGGGATTTACCACCACCAACAAGAGTAAAATATCAGCATGTAGCAAGCTCAAACACTTTGTAGAAAAGAAAAAGATGCATATTGCCAGTAAGAATTTGATATCAGAGCTGAAAAACTTCGTAGCCCACGGTACCAGTTTCGCAGCCAAGCCCGGGGAAACTGACGATTTGGTCATGGCCACTCTACTGGTAATCAGAATGATGCTGGTGATGAAAGAGTACGATAGTGATTTGGATGATCAGCTGCGTGATAGAACTCAGGATCTACTACCAATGCCGTTCATACTAGTGTAAAAGCATAAATAAGTAAACAACAGGTAAATAACATGTCACGAGAGATAGAGAGTATATCAGCCGCCTTATTTGACAAGATTCGCACCAGGTTCGACGATGTCAATCTGGGCGACGAACGTGCCAAAGCCACGACTGACCCTGAAAAGGCTCGTTATTTTAATTTTGATTATGTAGATAAATCCGGTCAAAGCCATGGAAATATCACAGTGAGCTTGATTGATGAGAACAGTCTGAAAATTTACTTTGATAAAGACATCAAAGCAGACATGGATGACGAACAGAAAGACAATTGGTTCGAATTCCTGAAAAATATTCGCAAATTTTCCAAGAGAAATATGATGAACTTCGACGTACGTGACATCACCAAGAGCAACTTGGATCTAAAAGACATCCAACAACAAACCAAGAGCGACAGCGTAAGTGATGTCAATGACATCAAAGTTACTGAAAGTCGCCTATGGGGCACAACCCGCAGCAGCTATCAGGAATGTGGTCCTGTGCGTATCATTGTACGCCACAGCGACAACGTAGACGAAACTAAACGTGGTGCTCGTAGTCGTAAAATTGAATCAGTATTCCTGGAAACAGAACTGGGCGAACGTCGCCTGCTGCCACATAAAAATTTAACCTATGCCCGTGCCATGGCCCAGCATTGCAGTCAGGGTGGTGCATTGGAAGATGAAATTGGTGAAAGCATTACAGCCATGTGCGAAGAAATGACCAATATGACTCATTTTTGTCGCCAGGCCAGACAGCGTGAATTTGAAGATCGTGAAACAGCCGACATGGCACAAGCAGCAGTTCATCGCTATGCAGAATTAAAACAAAAGTTACATAGTATCAGTGGTCGCCGCGGATACCAAGACTATGCTGAATGTTACATGCCAGAATCAGACGTGGAAGAAGAAATCGATGTGGATGGATTACGTGAACGATTCGTCAAAAAAATTTACGACGACAGGTTTACAGAAGCTTTGCCCTATGTATATCGTGCATACCAACGTCAACAGCAGGAAATGGAAAGCACAATGGGCGAAGAATTCGAAAACTGGGCCAACTCCATGACTGAAATGAATCTGGAAGAAGACCTGGTTGATCACAAAGAAGAAATTGAACAGTTAGACGGATTGATGGAAAAGCCCATTGAAGTCGGCCCCAATGGTATGAGTGCCATTGGAGCATTGCAAGATGTAATTGGCGACACCCGACTGGATGACAAACTCCGAGCTTTGGCAGATGATCAAGGCGATGTAGCTGATGCCCGACAGTTGGTTATTGATTGGTTACAGGACCATGGTCATGCAGACCTGGCCACTCGTTATAGCCAGGCCTATACACAGCAGATGACACCAGCAACAGATCCCAACGCACCACCCCCAGCACCGGCTGGAGTACAAGCACCTGATCCATCGGGTGCAACATATGGTGGTGTTGGTACAGCTGAACCCAGTCCACAGGCCAACACGGCACAGATGGCCGAAGATACTGATCCATTAAGTTTGCTCAGAAGCCTGGCTGGACTACGCAAACGATAGTTCATTAAACGACTAATTAAAGGCGAATTTATTTTGCCTTTTCTTTTGACTCGGCATAAATAAAAGCGTAGACTGTATTTTAGCCTACAACATGGCTTGCATTACACATTATGGCACATTTAAGGAGAAACTATTATGGCCCTAACTCTCGCAGAAATCCGCGCAAAACTTCAAGCATCAGAATCACGCAGTCAAGGTAATAACCAAAGCAATGGCGGTGACAACACCGTATATGCACATTGGAATATTGCCGAGGGCACCACAGCCCGTATCAGATTCCTTCCCGATGCAAATCCTAAAAACAATTTTTTCTGGGTAGAACGAGCAATGATTCGTTTACCGTTTGCTGGCATCAAAGGTCAGTCAGACAGTAAGCCTGTTATTGTACAAGTACCCTGTGTAGAAATGTACAACGACGGTTCGGCATGCCCGATCCTGGCAGAGGTACGTGCTTGGTTTAAAGACCCAGCATTGGAAGAAATGGGTCGCAAATATTGGAAGAAACGTTCATACCTGTTCCAGGGTTTTGTTCGTGAAAATCCCATTGGCGACGATCGCACACCAGAAAATCCCATCCGTCGTTTCGTTATTAGTCCACAGATTTTCAACCTGGTCAAGAACGCATTGTTGGATCCAGAAATGGAAAATATGCCCACTGACTATCAAGCTGGTCTAGATTTTACAGTCAAGAAAACCAGCAAAGGTGGATATGCTGATTACAGCACCAGCAGCTGGGCACGTAAGGAGTCAGCATTGACTTCGGTCGAGGCAGACGCTATCGAGCAGTTTGGTTTGTATAACCTCAACGACTTCCTACCCAACAAGCCTAGCGATGTTGAGTTGAAAGTCATCAAGGAAATGTTCGAAGCATCAGTTGATGGTCAGCCTTACGATCCAGATCGTTGGGCAGCCTATTACAAGCCCAGTGGCTTCCAGGGCGGTGCATCAAATGAATCAGCACCACGTGCCGCAGCACCAGCCGCAGCACCAGCTGCCCCTGCTCCAGCAGCACAACATGATGATCCACCGTTTGAACCCGATGAAGATACACCAGTTGCATCAGCACCAGTTGCTGCACCTGCCGCTGCCAAACCCTCCAGCCAGAAAGCTGAGGACATCTTGGCAATGATCCGCAATCGTCAGAAGTAATCAACTGTAGTAACCAACGGCTCGGGCCTCTGCGGAATTAATCCGTACGCCTGGGTTATCTTCAACAAGGACTAACATGAAAAAACCTTTCGACTTGAGTAAGTTCCGCAAGGACATTACCAAATCAATCGAAGGCCTGAGCATCGGCTTTCATGATCCAACTGATTGGATCAGCACTGGCAATTATGCACTAAATTATCTGATATCAAGCGACTTCAAGAAAGGAGTCCCACTGGGCAAAGTAACAGTATTCGCAGGCGAATCAGGCTCAGGTAAGAGTTTTATCTGTTCCGGTAACCTGGTTAAAAACGCACAAGCACAGGGCATCTACGTTGTTCTGATCGATTCAGAAAACGCACTGGATGAAACCTGGCTACATGCTCTGGATGTAGATACATCAGAAGACAAACTGCTGAAACTCAACATGGCCATGATCGACGATGTGGCTAAAACTATTTCCACCTTTGTCAAAGACTATAAAACATTAGCTGAAGCAGATCGTCCCAAGGTCCTGTTTGTCATTGACTCTCTGGGTATGTTAATGACCCCAGTACAAGTTGATCAATTTGAAGCAGGCGGTATGAAAGGCGACATGGGCCACAAACCACGTGCCCTGAAAAGTCTGGTCACCAATTGTGTCAACATGTTTGGTAGTCTGGGCATTGGCCTGGTGGCAACCAACCACACTTATGCCAGTCAAGACATGTACAATCCTGATCCAGTGGTCAGTGGTGGTGCTGGCTTTGTATTTGCATCCAGTATTCTGGTGGCCATGAAGAAACTCAAGCTGAAAGAAGATGAAGATGGCAACAAAGTCACTGATGTCCTGGGCATCCGAGCTGGATGTAAGATCATGAAGACTCGCTATGCCAAGCCATTCGAAGATATTCAGATTCAGATTCCTTACGAAACTGGCATGAATCCCTACTCAGGACTTTTTGATCTGTTTGAAAAACGTGAGATCATTAAAAAAGAAGGCAACCGTTACACTTATGTCGACCTCAACGGCGAAGTACATAAGTACTACCGTAAAGAGTGGAATCGTAACGAGAACAGCATCATGGATCTGGTCATGGATGAGTTTGCTGACAAAGAAAAACTCGTGGCTAAAACTCTTGTTATCGATGACGATTTAGAGGATGATGCAGAATGAGTATTGAGGTAGATGTTTTGAGTGAAGTATACACTATCCTGAAGCAGTATATTCCTGCCAAGGACAGACAGGAAGCTGCTGACAATTTGTTGAGTGTCATGGTGGATATGTTGGGTGATCAAGAACTCAAGGAGTTCAGTGCAGCTGATGCAGCACTAAAAAGATCGTTTAAGCAATATGCGGATGACGAGTTGGATTCCGACGACGAAGACGACGAATATTGATTCAGTGAAAGAAAAACGGTTCTTCCCGATCCAGTCAAGTACTGCATGCCAGAGTAAATGGGCATGGAGTTCTTTATTTCTTAATAGGGGAACCAGCCACTCGTGCCACCGCGCCAGCACCAGCAAGCTAACTGTAGACAACTTCTATAATTTTCATAATACTGATGTAAAAGTCAATGATCGACTGTTGATGCTGTCTGGAAAATGGCCCACTGGCGGATGCACTTATTGCAAAAATATAGAGACCAGTGGTGGATTTAGCGATCGTATGCTGCACAACACCATCCCTGATCTATATCCTGCAGAATTAGATGCGGACATCAACAGCACAGTGGTGTCTCCCACCATATTGGAAGTATTCTTTGATAGCACCTGTAATCTTTCCTGTGTATATTGTGGACCTGAAATCAGTTCTAAAATAGCAGACGAATATCGTAAATTTGGTGCTTTTGACCAACATGGTGTTCAGTTGATACCGGCCCCAGCTACCAACACCGCAGAGTTACAGCAACAGTTTTGGTTATGGATGCAGACCAATTTTCGTTCATTAAAGCGGTTTCATTTTTTGGGTGGTGAACCGTTCCTACAAAAAGAATTCGGCACTTTGTTGGAATTTATAGAAGCCAACCCTAACCCTGATTGTGAAATAAACTTTATCACCAACCTCATGTTGCCACATGGTAGATTTGCAGAGCAAATTGACAGAATTAAATCACTGGTGGCACGACGTAAATTAAAACGCCTGGACCTGACTGCCAGTATAGATTGCTGGGGACCAGAGCAGGAATATATACGCCATGGTCTGAAGTTGGATCAATGGACACAGAATTTTGAATATTTGCTGAACCAACGTTGGATTAAGTTGCAGATCAATCAAACTATATCCAGCCTAAGCATCAAGGCCATGCCTGATTTATTGGTAAGGTTGGAACAGTGGAATAAAGTCAGACCAGTGGGACATTTCTTCAGTGTGACTGAACCAGGCCCCAGTTACCTGCGCCCCAATATATTTGGTCCTGGTGTATTTGACAAGGACTTCGATATCATATTATCATTGATGGGCAATGGTACTGACCAGGAACGCAATGCTATTAAGTACATGACTGGTATAGCAAATGAAATTGAAAACAGCAGTATCAACGAACAAGAAATCAAGAAGTTATTTGTATTTTTACATGAAAACGATCGCCGTAGAAACACCAATTGGGAAACTCTTTTCCCTTGGTTAATGGAATTCCAACAGCATGTGGTATAACCGTGTAGTCAATGACCTGAGCACAATTCCCAACTTCATTCAATTTTATGAAGATGAGTTGACCTCGGCTAAAAATGAAATTGCTATTCGCGGCAATGTGGAAAAGAGTCTGAGTGGACTGCCAGGAATTACAGAACATCGGTTCAATCAACTACAGGAGATTGAAGCAGTGCTAAACTATCTTAACATTCAATTGCGTAAGATCAGACGCAAGCACTTCCAGAAATATCTGGAAGCATATGCCCGTGCCCTGACCAGCCGTGATGCTGAGAAATATGTGGATGGTGAGGACGAAGTCATTGACTTTGAGACCATCATCAATGAGGTGGCGCTGGTACGCAACAAATGGTTGGGTATAATGAAAGGTATTGAAAGCAAGAACTTTATGTTGGGCCACGTGGTCAGATTGCGTACTGCTGGCATGGAGGATGTTGTTGTATGACGGATTGGCGTGCCCGAGCTAATGAACTACTGGACGAATACAACTCATGTTGTAAGGCACGACCGCACGAAAATACCATCGACATACAGATAGAGAAGGACAATTGCGCCAAATGGGCCAAGCACTTGGCTACACAGCGGACCTGGGGCACTAATTTGGAAGTGGCAGAAGCCTGCAACCAGTTGGAACCCAGACTGGAACGTCTTAAATCATTAGTAATTACAGATATATTAAATAATGTCACAATTTAAAAATGCCGAAGCTAGTCATGCCCATAGTCTACGGACCCTGGAAATGCTGTATGAATATGACGATTTTATGGACAGCCTGCGAGTAGTTGCGGACTTCGGATGCGGGTCTGGATTGGATTTAGCATGGTGGGCCACCCGTGAATCACGTGATGATCCACCAGAGCCACATAACTACATCTGCTATGCTGTGGACCATAACGTCAACCAATTGGAACAACAAGTACTGGATCTACCCAACGTCTGGGCATTGCCCGGCAACTTTGAGGAACGTGTAGTTCCCAGGGAAGTGGACCTATTGTGGTGCCACGATGCATTTCAATACGCACTAAATCCTCTGCAAACACTGAAAGTATGGAATCAATCCATGAATCAGGATGGCATGCTGCTGATAACAGTGCCACAGTTTCAGACGTACCAATATAATCGAGCAGTTACCCGTAGCGTCAGTGGATGCTATTATCATTACAATGCCTGTAACCTCATGTACATGTTGGCAGTCAATGGCTTTGATTGCCGTGATTGTTATATCCTCAAGGATGCCAACGATCCCTGGCTCAGCATGGCAGTATACAAGAGTGACGTGGAACCCATGGATCCGGCCACCACCAGCTGGCATGATCTAGCGCAGGCAGGATTACTGAACCCCAGCGTGTTGGAATCGTTGAACAAATACGGACACGTCAGACAGGAAGAATTAATTTTTAAATGGTTCGATAAAGACTTCTATTTCGTCAAGGATTAACATGAAGATTGTTGTTATATCAGGTGGGTTTGACCCTGTTCATACAGGACATATCGATTACTTTTACGCTGCTAGAATACTGGGTGATAAACTAATAGTTGGCGTAAACTCAGATGCCTGGCTACAGCGCAAGAAGGGGCGAGCATTCATGCCCATGACCGAACGTTTTAGCATCGTAAATTCCATGAAGCCAGTGGACCACACATTGGAATTCAATGACGATGATGGATCAGCATGTGCCTTATTAGAGCATATAAAACGTGTACACCCAGACGACGAGATCATCTTTGCCAATGGTGGCGACCGCAGAGCAGACAACATTCCTGAAATGTCAGTGTCTGGTGTGACTTTCGCATTTGGTGTGGGTGGTGAACACAAACGCAACAGCAGCAGTTGGATACTGGAAGAATGGAAAGCACCCCGGACTGAACGTGCCTGGGGCTACTATCGTGTGCTGCACGAGCATGAAGGCGTCAAAGTCAAAGAACTCACAGTAGAACCTGGTCAGAGTCTGAGTATGCAACGTCATCAGCACCGTGCTGAATACTGGATGGTGTCTGAGGGGGCATGTGTAGTAAACACGCAGATGCCTAGTGGATATCGGATGGCTCCCAAACTGTTAAATAAATTCCAGGAATTCCGGATTCCGGTAGCAGAATGGCATCAGCTGACCAACCCCTTCGACAAGCCCTGTAAGATTGTAGAGATACAGTACGGTAATCGTTGTGTCGAAGAAGATATTGAACGACAGCAATAAATACAAGATGCGTAACTTAATTGATCTCATCTCCAAAATAGAACTAATAGAATCCACTGGCGGCATAGCCCGACGTTGGATTGAAGTACAGTCTGGACAAAGTGTTCCATTTGTACACAACCAATCTAAAGAAGAATTTAACTTGGTTGATCTCATACTGCTACCTCCTGATCCCGACCTTCGTTATGACGACGAGCCCGGGGGTTCCTCGGGAATAGAAATTTGTGATATAAACATACAAAATGTTATTGAAAGCCTAAATCCAGCTCCGCTTAGTGTGACACAGGTGGGCGATAAGGCTGGTCGATCGGCTATGATAGTGGTAGTGCAAGATAACAGTGGATCTATGCACGTATATGTTAAGAAAGTTCGGGCCAAACGTAGTACTGGTCCTAATAGTATTTTTTGGCAAACCAAAGAATTTGCAATACAGACCGGTCTCTGGGCTCAGACTGCACAAATGAAGAAAGCTGCTATACCCATCGAGCCCACTGATTTTATTCAAGCTCAGGTACAATATAGTATTAGTAGTCTGATCCCAGAAGTAGCAAAAGGTCTGCAACAGAGTACGATTATTCCTGATCAGATGAAAACGGGCTTACCAATATTGTTGACCAATTTATCACGCGGTTCTATGGACATGGTTCCAGGACTAGCAGAATTTCAACCAGCCATAGAAATTAAACTCAGTGAGTTGGCCGTTCCATTGGCTCTAGCCACTGGCAATTTTATGTCGGGCGATTACCAAAAGGTAGAAAAAGATCTGTTGGGACCAATGGGCACTAGCTGGGGTGGAGTGACAGCAGCGAGTTTCCCAGCCAAAGCTGAAAAATTAATCGATGCATATGTACATTTTGGTTCCGATAAACTTGACGTGAGTGTCAAGGACAGTAAAGGTGGTGGCCGCCCCAGTACTGCCACCATTGCAGAGACATTAAGAACGTATGATTTTGGAAGACCTTTCCTTAAAAAGAATTCCGACATCATTTCTGCCATTGAAATACTCGATGCCGATTCAGCAATACAAGCACCAATTAAATTGGCAAAACAATATGGTATATTAAATTCAGATGATATAGATTATCTACTTCAGATCTACGGCAAAGGTGCAGCTGGTGCGTCGGCAGAAATGACGCCAGGATGGAAAAGTTTATTGGGCACTGTATCTTACAACCCAGATTCCACACATCCAGAATATCAACTGGGTTACCATCTTTTAGCAATATGTGCTAAAACTGTGGCAAGTACACTAAACAAAGACTCTGAAAGAATCACTGACTTTTTTAAAACAGTATTGAACAAAAGTAATCTGATTCAGGTATATGCCAAAACCAAGACCGACAAAGCCGGCGGATTGGCATATACTGGATTTCAAGTGACTTGGCCGCCAGTATTTTCTGGTAGAATAGAAGTTGATGCTGACAGTTATACTGCCAGAACACGGCCCAGTCGTAAAATTAGTTTTAGCTTCAATACATCTAAAATCAAAGATCAGTATTCTGATTCTGCACCCAAGGCTGCATTGCCAAATGTTATCACTGGTAAAAATGTAGAATTGCGTCCCAAACGTACTGCAAAAGTTGAAAAGCCTGCTGGTGATGCTGGCGTAGGCAGAGAACGCAGGTAGTTGACAATTAAATAACAATAAGTATATAATACGTACTTAGTTGCTCCTGTAGCTCAGTGGTCAGAGCAGAGGACTCATAATCCTTTGGTCCTTGGTTCAAGTCCAAGTGGGAGCACCAAATATCTGGCGTTAGTTCAACGGATAGAACATAGAGCTTCTACCTCTAGAATGTGGGTTCGATTCCTGCACGCCGGACCAGTAATAATGCGAGAGTGGTGGAATTGGTATACACACAAGACTTAAAATTTTGCGCCGTAAGGATTGAGGGTTCAAGTCCCTCCTCTCGTACCAAGACAGATAACAGGATAACATGAACGAAATTATAAGAGAAATATTAATCATCACGCAGGAAGAAGCTGCTGAGGTCATACAAGAGATCAGTAAAGTACAACGGTTTGGTTTTGATACAACACACAAGAGTGGCCAGACCAACCAGGAAGCATTGGAACAAGAGATAGGTGATTTTTTAGCAATGGTAGACTTATTGCTAGAAAACAACATAGTAACAGAAGCAGGCCTGGCCGCAGCATCAGCCAGGAAGATTGCCAAGCTTCACCAGTGGAGTAACATTTTTGGTGAAACGAAAGAATACAATGCTTGACAAGAAAGACTAAATAAACGTATAATTACTTTAATATGAAAACAAACACTTTTAATCCTTCGCAGATATCGCACCAGCCCAAACTAGGCACATCAGCCTATTGGTCAGTATGCGCCTTTGCGTCTGCGATTAATAGTGATCGTACACCAGAGGGCACCGTCAGGGTCCGTGGAGAACAGGATAGTTAAGCACACAAGCTAATATCCAAACTACACAGACCCTAGGCTAACCCCTAGGGTTTTTTGTTTTTGGCAGTAAGTGGAGTAGGTAACGAGAACCGTGACACCACTATAATAAACGAAATGGGCGGACAGTCGCATAAAACTCAGGGCGGTAACTTGAGGAGTCAGACAACTGGTTGGGGCTCAGACCCCATCTACAGAGTGGCAACACTCTGTATAGTAAAGCGCATTGATGAACAGTGAGCCTGCAAAGCTCAGTCCACTTGAAACGGAATATTTGCCTAACTTGCGGCAACCCAGTGCGTTTTACTATATTCTCTGGACGAACATGGCGCGAGCAGCTCCTTTGAAGAGTAGTCGGAACAGACCGACCACCAGAGAATTACTTTTTATTGCTCGGTTAGCTGAAATGGATTAGCAGCGTCTTGATAAGGCGCAGATATTGGATCGTTACCAATACCGAGTACCATTTTTATTCCGTCTTGATATTCATGGTGAGTATGCCCGGCTGTTAACCGGAGAAGGTTGGTTCGATTCCAACAGACGGAGCCAAGTTTTTAATGCTGCATTGGACTTCTGGTGAGGTCTCCACCCTTTCAAGGTGGCCAGAGGGGATCGTAACCCCTATGCAGTACCAGGTTTTATGGACGAACGCCGTTAGGAAACGGCTCGTAGCATGAGTTATGCTGCCTTCGTAGCTTTGTAGTAGGTTCGAGTCCTACCTTCGTCCACCAAGTTTTATGGGCTGTTAGTGATAGTGGTAGCACATGTGCTTTGCAAGCATGAAGCGGGAGTTCGATTCTCCCACGGTCCACCAAGTTTTGCCCCTTTAGTTAAATGACATAACACTGGTTTTGTAATCCGGGGTCGGCAGTTTGATTCTGTCAAGGGGCACCAACAATTGACTATATAATGGTATATATAGTAGAATAGGTTTAATGCGGGTGTAGCTCAGTTGGTAGAGCACTTCCTTGCCAAGGAAGATGTCAGGAGTTCGAGCCTCCTTACCCGCTCCAGGTTTTGTTAGTACAAGTTTATGGGTGAGTAGTTCAATTGGCAGAATAGCGGCCTCCAAAGCCGACGGTTGTAGGTTCGAGTCCTACCTTGCCCGCCAGTTTTATCTGAGTGTAGTGTAGTCTGGTAACATACCTGGTTTGGGACCAGGCGTCCAAGGTTCAAATCCTTGCATTCAGACCAGTTTCCAGTAGTAAAGTTCGCTCAACAACGAGAGGTTATCATGCGTACTATCAACATCCTTGAAGTCAAAGCATTTATTGAAGCACAAGATCCCAGTACCAAAGTGTATATCGGTGCTGACAGCAGTCGCTTCAGCCTGGATGGTCGATGGTATGCTGATTACACTCTGGCCATTGTGGTTCACATCAACGGCAACAACGGCTGTAAGATTTTTGGTGAAGTTCAACGTGAAGTTGACTATGATCAGAAGAAAGACAAGCCACGTATGCGTCTGATGAACGAAGTCTACAAGATCTCAGAACTGTACATCAAGCTGTTCGATGCATTGGAAAATCCTGAAATCGAAATTCACTTGGATATCAACCCAAATGAACTCTACGGTAGTAGCTGTGTAGCCAAAGAAGCTGTGGGTTACATCACTGGAATGTGTAATGTCATTCCCATGGTCAAACCCAATGCTTGGTGTGCTAGTTATGCTGCTGACCGTTTGAAGGAAATTCTGAACATGCAACAAGCGGCTTAGAACCAGTTTCAGGATAGACGTTGAGTTAGAGTCCCTGCCAGTCTAACGTGACAGTCTGCCACGTGACAAAACAATATGACTGAAGTCGGTGAACAAACTTGCTCAACGAGACAATCCTGCGAGTCCCCACAAAAGGGATAGCAGGGCTCCTGAAATTTCAGCTGATGTAGCCCAGTGGTAGAGCACTCCCTTGGTAAGGGAGAGGTCATGAGTTCGATCCTCATCATCAGCACCAGACAAAGCTAAATACCAGTAATCTACTGGAGATATCATGTTACATTATTTAGATACATACACTCGTCCAAACACATCAGTCGCCTGGCATTCTGCCGCATTGCCTGAACTGAACGTACCCTTTGTCTATCACAAAGTTCAGTATTACATAACACCAATGAAATTGGTAAATACATGGACATTCAGCGAAGATAATTTGACTCTGTCAGGTCCCTGGACCTGGAGTAATCAAGCAGCACTTGATGAATATCTGGCTGACCCAGTGGTGATAGAATACCGTGCAGCAATTGCAGCATATAATGACAGCGTGGGCATAGTAAAAACAACCGTTGCTCTGTAATGGTTATTTGACGCAGTAAAACGTCACAAATCCCAATCTTGAATTGACAATCTCAATTGAACGAAACCCCAGGCGACCCAATTGTTGTATATACCATCCAGGAGTTTCGTTCAACATAACTCCTCGTAATTGTTTTTCCTTGAGGTCAATATAACTTTGGGTTACCCCGTTGTCCAGTTTAAATTTATAGTAAAGTCGTTTAGTGGCATCTGATTGTACTGTCTTGTCGGTTAATACCAATAAACCGTGGTCAGACAGACCATGATAAACAGATTCGAGATATGATATTTTATCTTGTATGAAATGCAAAGTCCAATTTATCAGCACCATGCGAAACTCTCCAGCAGGAAATGTACTGCTGTGAACGATACGTTCTGGATGACTACTATTGGCGATCATAACGTCACTTGATTCAACACCGTATATATTCTTAAAGCCAGCAGAATGTAATCGGTCCAGGGTGTAGCCCAGAGCACTGCCTACATCAATTATGGATTCGTGTGCCAGTACTTGTGCTTGAGCAATGTCAACGCACAAGTCAATTACCCGATGATAATCAGGTATATGTTGTTTGGCTTCGGTAGGAAATCGTTCCGCCACGGCCTGATCGAACGACCATTGATCGACCTTGGCCACAGACGATCGTTCGATTTTTAATTGATCAAATGATACCAAATCATCAGTGGACTGACACATAATTGTTTGCTCTAGCGTCGCTGACGCAGTACTAAATTGTTTGTAATATCTGCGTATAAACCTGGCATTATGCACGATAGACGTGTTGTGACCAGTCAAAAGATCATTATATGGATCAATATGATTTTTTAGTTTATCAGGCCGCAATCGGTCTTCAGTACTTTTAAACCCATGGGCATTCATTATCATGTCAATGGCAGTTGGACTAGCAGATGCTGATGTATTTCTATAGAAATCCTGGGTATTTTCATCTTGGGCTCGTACCATTAGTTTGGGGGATATGATTATAAATCCCATTTTACCTGGCTGGAATTCCGAATGGTCTTCACTATCAATTACCACAGTGTTTGAACTTATGGTACATATGTTTTTCAATACAGATACAACATCTAGGAATCCGTACAGGACTCCGGCTGCTAGTACGTAGTCAAAAGTTATGTTGTGTTGTACGCACTGATTTAAATATGTGGTTATATCTTGACGTACTATTCGGAATTTATTGGAATCCCAGTGGCTAGACAGCAGCATTTCGGATGTATCTGAATAGTATGGTTGAATTTCTACGCCAGTATAATGACTGGCTCCGTGTGTCAGAGCCCAGTGGCCGGCCGCACCCAGGCAGCTACCCAGATCCAGTATGGTTTTACCCTGAATTAACTCAGGTGGTAATTGTACCAGAAATTTGTTAAACAGACTTTCGGCTGATACTATATTGGTTGTACGCAATCGTCTGTTGTCTAAATCGATAAAATCTGTGGCTGTTAAAAATATGTTGTCCATATGGAATATTTATAGATGACGTTCACATTGACAACTTAACCAGATTTATGTTATACTAACAGTTCAAATGGAGAACTACATGTTAAAATTAAGTCGCGGTCCTGAAATTAACACCGAATCCTGTGTGGCGCAAGCAGGTGGCAATAGATTTGACATGGTCCTCATGGCAGCAGCACGAGCCCGAGAAATTGCACAGATCCATCGCAACAGTGATGCAGCAGCAATGGTCAGTGCTCAGGCCGTGGTATCTTCTCTACTGGACATTCAGCGAGGTCTGGTGGGTAGAGAATATCTACTGAAAGTTCGCAAATAAAGATTACTGGACGGTTGGCAGAGAGACCCAATGCAAGCGCCTGCAAAGCGTTAAAACCGTAGGTTTGAATCCTACACCGTCCTCCATATTATGAATGATATCAAATCCATTGGGTTCGCACTGGACCCCACCAGTTCTCCCAGTTTTTTATTGGACTGGGAGTTGACCAGACTCTGTAACCTAAACTGCACTTATTGTGGTGATGGTCCTGAGGGAGGCCACGACAACAGCACACAACATCCACCATTGGCTGAGTGCCTGGCATCAATTGATTTTATGTATCAATATGTATCAGAATACATGCGATACAAGCGGCCCACTCAGCGTAAAGTGGTGTTAAATGTTTATGGTGGAGAAAGTTTATTCCACCCTGACATTGTGCAGATACTGCAGGCATGTCGTGATCGACATGCACAATACAAAGATGCATGGCATCTGACCATCACCTGCACCACCAATGGCATAGTGGGAACCAGACGTTGGACTGAGATTGTGCCGCTGATAGACGAATTTACAGTGAGTTATCATGCTGAGAGTTTGCCTAAACAACAGCAACAGTATCGTGACAATGTGCTGTATTTGAAACGGCAGGATCGTCGATTTAAATGTGTCATCATGATGCATAATAATCCAGTACACTGGCAGGCTGCCATGCAGACAGTGGAATTTTGTCAGACCCATGGACTGCGTCACATACTCAAACCTCTGGACAATTGGACACCAGGTTGGGAATACTCTCCCGATCAATTTGATGTTTTGAAGAATCAGTGGACTCAGGGAGTAAGTCCCCTGAGACGATTGGATTACAAGAAGTCCATGTCAGACGTAGGTCAAGATTCCAAGCTCAGTATACAGGAAGGTCGTCCTTGCTGTGGCGGCAGAAAGTTATCACTGAATAATGATTTAAAATCCAGCGTGACGTTCGTGCCGCGACAGGGATTTACTGGTTGGAGTTGCAGTGTCAATTGGTTCTTTCTGTTTGTGCATCAACAGACTGGATTGGTATATACCAATAAAGACTGTAAGATGAGTACAACAAATCGCATGGAACCATTGGGTTCATTGACTGATGCTGATGTTATCATTAATACTGTATCTCAGCAGTTATCCACTGGCACCATGCCAGTTATAATCTGCGCCAAAGATATATGCAGGTGTGGATTTTGCGCTCCCAAGGCAGAAAGTTCAGAAGATTTTTTTAATTTGATCGACAGACACGTCACTTCAGACGTATTTGCCAGATCCAAATAATAGTAGCGAGCATTGGTATGCGGCTGGGTTTTATAAACCCGGGAGAGTGGTCAGATGGGCTGCAACGATAGAGTTCGAATCTCTACGCTACTACCAGACAGTTGGGATATCGCCTAGTTGGCCTAAGGCACTGGTCTTTGAAATCAGTATCGTTGGTTCGAATCCAACTATCCCTGCCATACAACGGGTTGTAAACTTTAGTGGTGAAGTACCCGGCTCTTACCCGGACGAACGGAGTTCGAGCCTCCGACAACCCACCATAACACAACGGTCCTTAACTCAGCTGGATAGAGTGCCAGTCTTCGAAACTGGTGGTCGGCGGTTCGAATCCGTCAGGGCCGGCCATTTTAGGAGAGTCCAATGAAACCCACAGTATACGAAAATCCACGCAATCATGAACGTGTGGTATGCCCAGATGTTCGCGATGTTCGTGTCATAGACGGTGTCGAGTACTTGTCAGTACATCGTCCGGGCGAAATGCGAACTTTTCTTATTCGTCGTGATGCTGTACGCAGAGTCGACACAAAAATCATTTAATTGTATAATAAGTACTTGGTAATAAGGAGCAGTAGATGAAAGCATACGGATCCAAGCGTTGCCTCCACGATTGCCGTGTTGTGCAAGCTGGAAAAGGCAAGAAAATCAAGTTTACCATTGGCGTGAAATCACGCAAAAACGGCCGCAAAGCAGATAAGGAGTAGTAAATGAAGTCGAAACTGACCGTACCCAAACGTAACCCCTTCGTTTGCCTGGTACTAAAAAAGACAGGGGCAGGCAGTCACCGCAAGCCCAACAAGGCTTTGCGTCGGCAAGACAAGCAGCGGGGGTATAATTCAACGGCTAGAATATCCGGCTTTTAACCGGTCTATCAGAGTTCGATTCTCTGTGCCCCTACCATCGTTATATTGAAGCACATTTAGGTAGGCATGCCAACGCTGTGTCTTATCGGGCATAGCCAGAGTGTGCTTCAATATAACGATGTCATTATATTAAAACATACTAACCGGTGTTGGTATCGCACGTCTTACTTCCCTGATCAGCAGGTAGTCGTTTGAAGGTACTAGTATGTTTTAATATGGTGATGTAGCTCAGTTGGTTAGAGCAGGTGCTTCATACGCACAAGGTCAGTGGTTCGAATCCACTCTTCACTACCACGAAACAAGGAGCATGGTGTGAGTACTTTTAACAACTTAGTGGGAAAGCGCATCAACGGCATTTTCCTGGGCAACGATAACTGGACATTGGTGATCCGTACCACAGATGGCCAATGGTTTCGTTATGATACTGAAAAAGATTGCTGTAACTCAGTCTGGGTCAACCACATGACTGGGGTTGGTGTAGCTGGGGACAACAACAGTTTTGATCTGTTGCGTGGAGCTCTGGTGCTGGAGACAGAAGACAAGGGCTGGGGCGATAATCGAGACGATGCTGACTATGAGGTAGTGCAGGATGGTTTTTGGACTATACGCACTGATCGTGGCTACATAGATATAGAAGTACGCAACAGCCACAATGGTTATTATGGTGGAAGTTTTAACGAAGCAGACACTGACAAGTATCCCGTATCTAAAGTAAAGGATTTGCAACAGGTGTTTGAAGATTTTTAAAGACATGGGTGGTAATGCAGCGGGGATGGTCCTGCGACTGGCCTTGAAAACCAGGTTCTCTGTAATGGGGATGGGGTTCGACTCCTCTGCCGCCCGCCAATTTTTAGGAGCAGTTATGAAGTTATTTACAGAAAAGGCATATTTCCGATCGTAAAACTACGAGGAGAAATACATGAGCAGAACATATCGTTTCAGACATGACGAGTACATGATCCGTGATGGACTTTATGAATGGGTGCGAGTTGATGAACGTCACTACACACATCATAAATCCTTTCTAGATCCCAAGAGTAAACAAGGTAAGAAAGAAGCTGCAATATGTCGTTCAGGAAAGCATATCATGCACTGGAATGGTCCAGCCTGGTTTCGCCGTGAATGTTCGCAAGCACCATACCGTGCTCGTGCAAGAAGATTGATTCACAATTACATGCACGGACGGATCGAAGATGTCATACTGGAGGACAAGCCGCACCTGCCCTACTGGTATTAAAGTAGCTCGCCCTTGCATAGGGCGTATAATGTGATAAGTTCTATGCAATTTAGGTTCTTAGTTCAATGGGAGAATGGCTGGTCGACATCCAGCAGACAAAAGTTCAATTCTTTTAGAACCTACCAAACAATGCACCTTTAGCTGATGTGGTCATAGCGGCGGTTTGAAGAACCGTTGAAGTTGGTTCGATTCCGACAGGGTGTACCAATCAATTCAAACGTGATGAGAAAAAGATAGATGTATAAAGTATATTGGACTGCACCAGACGGTGCTGCATGTAGTGAAGATTATGCAGAAATGATCGACGCACTAACACAAGCAAATCACTTACGCACTATAGGCCGTGCTTATGTTGCAATGGTGGGCGAACTTCCCAACCAAGTGGGCAAGATGGGTGTGGATAGCGTAGAAGATGGTCGACTTCCAAGTGGTGAAGCATACACTTGGAAGATGCGAAGAACATAATGCCCTGGTGGACAAATTGGTAAAGTCGACTCTCTCAAAAGGAGTAGTTCTGTCAGTTCGAATCTGACTCAGGGTACCAAGCATAAGTATTATTGAGAATTCAATGAAACTTTCCCTATCAACAGCTCACGGTGAGATCGTATTAGATCTGATCGACAATAGATTTACCAGACAATGGCTGGACCATTGGGTTTGGATGTACAATCATTTCCCCACACGTAGTCTGTTCCATCCCTATCCGGGATTCATGAGTGTTGATCGCATGACTGACCAACAGCGTCAGACCATGGAGATGAATATACAACTGCTCACAGACAGCGTTCAGGTACTACAAGATATTGGTACTGGATTCCCCTATATAGTGGATGTCATTGCATTAAGAGCTGGCGGCGAAGCTGGGCAGCAAGTATTGAATGTCATGCATCGCGCCTTTACCAACAGTTTCCGTTGTGAAAGTTTCGGCTTGCCCTATAGTTGGCACAGCGATGATCGTGACACATTCACTGTGGCGCCTGAGCATAAGAAACTGTTCCTGGACAACAGCGCCAACATCAACACCGCAGTACACAATTTAGAAATGTATATGATCTCAGATCATAAACGTGCAGCCAGTATGACACCCTGCAGCCGGTTCAGTCTGTATTTTGACGCATACAATGTCAGTGCTGACAGCCAGATACTGGCACGTGAGGCTGCAAAAGTTATACAGCCTGAAGATGCAGAATTTTACAGCGACAGTACAGCATATGATGTCTGGGTAGGCAAAGACATACTGGGCAAAGATTACATGACAGGATTTCTGGAAAACGATGATCCTGCTGAATGGGACATTACCGAAATACTGTATTACACAGGGCGCATGGAGATTGATCTCACGCCCTATACATTTGTCAACAGAATACGCAGTACAGAATTTGCCCACTGGCTTGCTGAGCACCATGTAGAGTATACTACACGTATGGCAGGAATACCACTGGGCAACATCACACAAGGCCGTGAGATATTACAGCAAATACTGGACCATCAATCAGTTCCAGTAATCAAAGGATTTCAAATCAATGAATAATGTATTGGTGATATACGACGATTTAGTTATTGACAATCAATTGGTCCGTGAACGGTTGGAGGATCTAACCAACTTCTATTATAATCAACCTGACTGGCGAGTCATAACTACAAAAAATATTGATAGCACTCTGGAGAAAATCTGCCTGAGTGGTGCCACTGATTATGTAGTGGTCAATGCCCTGGGGCATTTCTTCCGTCACGGTAGTCACAGCGAGATGGTGCAATTGGCACGTGACACTGGAGCACCATTGGTGGGACACCTGTTGGACCGACATGGTTATTACAGTTTTGATCCACAGTATTTTTGCCTGGACATGCGGGCGTATCAACAACTGGGCAGACCCAGTCTGTTGCCCACTACTGCACCTGAAACATTTGCCAGCATCACAGTGAAACGTAGCCAGGAGAATTTTCATGATGACTATACTCCATTCTGGCTCAGAGCCGGTGTAGGTACACAGGAATACTCAGTGCCATTCAGAGAATTTGGCAGCGTGTTGGTGCAGGCTTTGATAGAGTCGGGCCGCACTCTGCAGAATATTCCGCAAGACATGCGCGACCGCAAACATTATCTATATCCCAATGCATATACGGCAGAATTGGAATCTTTTTTTACTGATTGCAATTACCAGACTGACGCCATACCATTGCGTGGATACTTTGATGCCATACGCAGGTACTTTCAGGACGAAGGCAGAAACATTTACATACTCAGCACTGAGCCTGTGCCCACCAAAACCATGCAACCCGGCGGATTTCATGGTGCGAATTTTACCGAAGTCACTGTGGGGCCACTGGATACATACGTGGGTGTATGTGGGGCACTCAAGACCATCCCTATACTATTTACCAACGGTTTCAGTACAGAAACACGCATAAATCTAATAGATATCAGCACGGCAGCACTGGATTACCAGCGTTATCTACGTGACAATTGGGACGGGGACCTGGACACATATCAGGCGGTATTTGACGCCTTCCGTGACCGATATCCCAGGGATTACATCTATTGTTGGAAAAGTTGGAACGGCTGGGACGCCGAACTGGCCAGCTTCATCAATGGCTGCGGTATGACCCACGCAGAGTTTAAATCAGCCTGGCAGACCTATCTGCAATGTACGGTAAAATACCACGTGGTTAATTTATTGGATCACGTGCAAGTGGCTGACATGATTCGCAGCGTGGACTATCAGGGCACCAGTTACACCTGGGTTAGCAATGCTTTCAACATGGAACATACCACAGCCGCATACGGTGCTGAATTTATGAGCCGGTGCTATCTACAATTGTTACGACAATTGAAGGCACAGCCGGGCCGTGTGTTTATTGAACAGAATAATACAGTGGAATTACTTGCTGGGCCAAGACAGCGTTAGAGCAATCATTATGCTGTAACGATCTTGCTGGGTGGCATTATGTCCACCATGCCAACTGTCACCGTCATTGACGTGCCACCAGCCATCACAAAAATCGGTTGTAATACGGGTGGGATTATTTCCTGCCCTGTCATCGTAGAAGCTGGTGCTGAATCCTGGATCATCACTGGCGCACAGAAACACCATACCTGTCGCTACTAACAGTCTATAGTCTGTATGTATGTCCTGGTGGAATCCCGGTTTATCACAAATAAAGTCGCCGTGCGCGAATGTCCGCTGGATCATCGTTTCCCTGTCCATGCCCCAGCGACTCTGGAACATGGGCACTGTGTCATAAAAATAGTTCACCAGATTGGTTCTATGTTCTGTACTACACAAATTATGATGTATGTCACGGAGTATGGGATTGTCAAACGGTGGATTCAAACGTAGACGTCGATCCTGCCAGCTGGCCGGACTACCTGGTGTAACTGCCCAGGGCTGTGTGGCCAATGCTGTGATAACTTGTTCTCGGGTGTAGGGTAAGTGCAGATGTACTTGCCAAACCTGTGCTCGTACCTGTTGATATGTTAGTGGATATGCCATATGAATATTTATAGAGCATTCGACTGATAAATCGTTTAATTGTATAATAGTTGTATAGTAAGAAATGCAGTAGAAGCAGGTGTTGTTAAAAACACACATTGAACTAAGCGGTAGACAGTAAAATCGTTTAATTGTATAATAGTTGTATAGTAAGAAATGCAGTAAACGCTCTTTAAAAACTAGACGCAATATTGAAGTACATTATCTAACCTGTAGTGCGGTCACAGGGCACCCGGATATTGGTGTGTTAGCCGTGTTAGTGTATTTCAATATTGTGTTAAGCACAATAGCAGTACCGGGTTCTAATTATACTGGGAAGTATAGGCCTGCCGTGAGGCACTCCCTAGAACCACAATATTGAAGTACATTACCCTTAGACTGGATAGTGATTCTAGGCAGCCTAGAATTGCAATGATATAGCCAAACGTTTGGCGTGAGTCATAAAAAGCCAGAGCTGTAGTGTATTTCAATATTGTGTTGTTATTAGTTGTATTGTTTTGGAAAAATTGGTGTATCCGATAAGGCACTCTCACTGTCGTCACTGTCTGCAGACACACGATACGAGTTGGACTATGACGAGATAAGGTTTGATCACCTGTACAGTAAGCATAGGCCCGATAAAAGCCAACGGATGGGGTTGGGCCCATTCCATAACAAGACAATACAACTAATGACAATGGTGTAGGTAGATCAATGGTAGATCCCAGGATTGTGATTCCTGTCGCTGCGGGTTCGAGTCCCGTCCTACACCCCAGTAAAAGTTTTGGAGGAAATGGAACAATGGTGTTCTAGCCGGCTGTAACCCGGGGGTCCTTTGGACAGGTAGGTTCGATCCCTACTTCCTCCACCAAGTACATAAGATAGCGACCAGTAAGGCACGTGACTGAAAAATCGCCGTAAAGTCGAGGTGGGGCCGGTAGATAACCTCGTGAAACACCGGCCAGAAATTTAGTAGCCTGAGGTGTGGCAGGTCTAGGCCACACAGTCCTTCCCCAAGGATCACTGACCCCAGAAGGTCAGGCCGATGAGGATCTTTGCCTGACCACAGGTGCAGATTGACGGGAAATTGGGGAGCAGTTGTAAGCAGTGGAAGGTCGAAAGACCGATATGAGCGATCATATTGAAGTACATTTATATGCGATGAAAGTCAAAAGCGCAACTGGACGTAGACCAGTGTAGTGTATTTCAATATGGTTACTAACCATAGTCGGCCCGTGTTCCCACCGTGCGGCAACCGAGTTTAAATAAAGCCAGGACGAATGCTGTCGTTAACGGTGGGGTCATATCGAAGTGTATTGTACGAACTAGTCCCGAATCAGCAATAGCATTGCAGAGGTCATATCGTGTAGTATATTTCAATATGGTTTGAGTGTAGATCGGGCGGGAGGTCGTTGCTAGTCACATTGGACCCCAAACAGAATCGCATGAGTCCCACAATAGACGAAGGGCTGTGGCTTGACCGCCAATTGCTCGGAAACGACGATAGGACGCCATATTGAAGTGCATTAAACGCTCCACCTGCGTCGAGGGGCGGTCTAGCGTCAACTAGGCGAAACTGTACTTGACGGTACAGAAGATTTAGTGTATTTCAATATGGCATGTTTGTGACGTATAAGAGAAGGGTATATACGGTTGGGTGAAAGGTGGAACTACTCGAAGGTGCGGCCGCACTGGTTGAGACTATCACCCGGTAGTTTAGGACAACCGTGGAGTGGGGTGCGAATCCCCACCACAAACGCCATATTAAAGTACATTTTTTTCCTTGAATGCGTGACGTTCACGGTCGGATGCTAGGGAATTTAGTGTATTTCAATATGGTAATAAAGAATTTGGCTCGTTAGTATAATGGTCATTACACGGGATTGTCTATCCTGTTATGGGAGTTCGATTCTCCCACGAGTCGCCAAAGTTTTGCACCTGGCGTAATGGTAGCGTTACAGGTTAGTATCGAAAGATATACCCGAGAGGCGATGCGGGAGGTGCAGGTTCGAATCCTGCGGTGCAAAAAAGTTTATGGGTTGGGCCTTGACGGGCAAAGCGTGATGTTTTCGGTAAACAGCGTGATGGGGAACCGATCCTCAGCAACCCACCCAGTTTTGCAAGTGTAGATGTTGAGAAAGTCAAGCCTCGAAAACTTGATGAGGACGGCAGCGAGATCTGTTGAGAGCCAAGTATCAACTGTCACTACGTACCTCTAACCTGCCCGGGCTTGTCAGCACAGGTAAAATGATAGCGAATGAAGGAGGCGCTGTTACTTGCAAATTCAATTCCTTCTCTACCCACCAAACAATGCAGCTATCGTCTATCGGTTAGGACACCGCCCTTTCACGGCGGGAAGAGGAGTTCGATTCTCCTTAGCTGTGCCAAATATGTCTCTGTAGTGAAACTGGATATCATTAGAGTCTACGAAATTCTCGTTTCAGGTTCGAATCCTGACAGAGGCACCATCATTTAATTAAATCACCGACTCGACTCAGAGTCGTTCTCCAATCAGTACCACGTATTACGTCCAGTTGATCCAACCAGGCGATCCAACGAACATTACCACCAGTGATATGGTGGCTGAGGTTGATCAAAGAGTCCTTGGCATCTGAATTTGGTAAGCCGTGCAGATAATCCATGAGCAGTGGCTTGTGTTGTATGGGAAAATTCAACAAGCTCAGTTGATTGGTGCCCAGAGTGTCGCCCTGTATCACCACATGATATTCATGATCCTGTGCCCATTGGCATAGTTGATCAAAATACAACACGTTATGTAAGCCAATGGTGACCTGTATGCTTTGTGTAAAGCGGTCGCTGGCATGTTGTTGATATTCGATCAAATTGGCACTGACTTCGGCCCAGCTGGCCGGATGGCGCACCAGTTCATATACTTCATGAGCAGCATCAATGCTGAACCCTATGTTTACTTTACGAAATTGGCTCCAGATGGATTTTAGTTCGTCTGTGATGCCAATTGTACCATTGCTGCTGTAGTTTACGGCCACCTGGTGGGCATTGCCTGTCTTGATGATGTGGTTCAACACATTTATGTGATCCCTGGTCATCAGGGGCTCGCCACCATTGAAGTACAGATTGTGTATACTGTTGGCGTCCATGGTGTAGATCAAATTGTTATGCTTGGTGGGTTTAATTCTGAGATCGACCTTTTTGCCCAGTTGAATCTCATCTTCGATCCAGGCACTGCTGTAGTAACTGCTGCACATGATGCATTTGAGATTGCAGATGTTGTCACAGTTATAGTCCAGATTTCTCAGCCGAAATTCCACAGGATGCCAGTCGGCCTTGAGATGATTGATGCGCCGACTGGACAGGCCAATGCCTTCGGCTCTGATGCAATGTGAGCAGGCAGCCGGCAGTTCTTGTGTATGCAGATATTCCTGACGATTTTTTTCTAAGAATTCGTGCTGGAAATCAATCTGGTCAGTGGGTTCACTCAGATGGCTGACACAACAATGGCCCAACTGTACTTGATTCTCGTTGACTTTTTGAACGAACAGATTTTGATATAAATCTGGACAATAGTTTTTCATGCCAATATTTATTCAGCAATTGTCCAGTCATAAATATCTCTAGCAGCGCCAGGTTCTTCTGACGCCGGATTTTCCCAGACGCTTGACATCGTAATGTCTTTACTGTAGTATTGCTACAGAACGCCGCCCGTGTACAGACATCAGTCTGTTAGCTCAAAAACACAATTAAGAGAACACTATGAGAAAAATAATCGCGACTCTATTGGTCGCACTGACCTTTTCGGCCCATTCGGCTGAGTATGAATTTGTTATCGCCAATCCACCAGGCAGTGCTGCCGACACTGTGGGTCGCACTATTGCTGAAGAATACCATCGCCAAACTGGTAATTCCTTGATTTTGGAATATGCACCTGGTGCTGATCACGTAATCGCAGCCACTAAATTTAAAACCAAAAAATTGGCAGTGAGCTTGGGATCCACCACCATGCACGTCTTCAATCATGTGTATCGTGACAGTATCCCGTATGCAGATTCTGATTTCAATATTGTGGGATTTTTGGGTTGGATACCAGCAGTATGGTACACCGCAGCAGACAGTCCGTATAACACCATGCAAGACATTCTGGATTCCATGGCCAGTAATAAAAATGTTTTTGTAGGTGTTGATGCATTTGCTGTAGAAGTCAATGTCACCAGTCTGGTCAAGAACAATCCCCATGGCAAACAAATCAACATCATCAAATACAAAGGCAGTGCCCAGACATTGACTGATGTGCTGGGCAGACATGTTGATCTGGCCATTGCCAGTGTCAGTGAGTCGATTGTCAGCAATGCTGCGGCGGGACGTATCCGCATATTGTCCACATCCAATGATCACCCCATTATGATAAATGGTCGTAGTGTGCCTACATCTGACAAGTTACTGAATGTTCCACAATTCAATGGAGGATTCATACTGGCTGTTACGCCAGGCGAGTCAGCAGAATTGCAACAATTGCGTAGAGATTTATTAAAAACCATGGCCAGCGATGCTGTTCGCAACAAGCTCAAGGCCATCAATATCGAGGTCGAGGCCGGAGACACCAGCCAGGCTCGTGAGAAGATATTACAATACCGCCAGCAATTGAGATTGTTAAAATAGAACATTGAACAATGACACTTACTTGGATTAATCCTGATTATCATTATGTCGTGGACGGCATAAAGGTTGGTAGCAAGAACCAGGCATTATTGATGTCAGGTGGGGACTACAGCCGAATACATTTCTATAACATGGAACATGTCTGGGACACAGTGGATTGGGCTGAGCCCACCGAGTCATTTGACGAATTATGTGTGGCACGGTGTCGTCAACTACGTGAGCAATATGACTATCTATGCTTGTGGTTAAGTGCAGGGTATGACAGTAATACCATACTGGCCAGTTTTATCCGTGCAGGTGTAAAGATTGATGAATTGGCATTCATGAATCGCAACTATTACACAGATCCTGAAATGCCGTTTGTTTTGGCCGCCATGGAGGATTATAAGAAAAGTCATAATCCCAACGTGCGTATACAAATTGCTGAAATTGATTATCAGTATACACAGGACTTGTATATGCAATTGAAGGAGAACTGGATATTGGAACCCACTGATGGTAGTCTGCGATTTAGCAAGAGCATTGCCAGCTTTATTCAACGTTTCCATACCGGAATATTGCGTAATCGAGACAATTCGCCTGCCAAACGAGTAGATATCTACGGCAAGGAAAAACCCAAGCTAAACCTATATGCTGACCACTGGTATCTACAGAGCAATGATGCTGCTGTGCGTGATGTCATGGCCGCACCCATTGTGCAGTTTTACGTCAGCGGTGATATGCCTGCGTTGCACATCAAGCAATGCCATATGGCTGCTGAATATTTTGAAAGTTTGCCCGGTATCGACCATGACATGGTGCATGATATACAAAGTATGAATCGCAGCTACTACCAATCCTGGAATTTGGCCCTGGGTAGATCAATATTAGCGTCACCGCTGAGTCGTGATGCAACCACCAAGACCTATTACACACAGCAGCCGGATAGTTGGGATGGTCGCCGAGCATTAAATCATTTTCAGGTTACTGATGATCCTGTCAACCGCTATTTCCAGGCAGGGATTGACCTAATGAAATATACCTTGCCTGAGGGCAGTAATCTACACCCTACTATACTGGGCAAACAGTGGTGCATAAGGAGATTTATTCATGCAGAAAAAATTCCTACATAGAAACAGTATTGTGGCACAATGGTATATTGAGAAATTGCAGTCGTTCGTACTGGAAAAAGCCGGAATTGACAGTAAAATCATTTAATTGTATAATACAATTTATATTAGTAAATAAAAAAATAAGGAGGCAATTATGCCAGCAGTATTTCTTGTAAGTGACACACATTTTGGTCACGCTGGCGTATGTCGCTTCATGCGTAACGACGGTGAGACCAAGCTCAGACCCTGGACTGATGCAGCAGAGATGGATGAAGCCATGGTCGAGCGTTGGAATGAACGTGTGGGTAAGAACGACAAAGTGTATCACCTGGGTGATGTTGTGATCAATCGCAAGAGCCTGGGTATCATGCGGCGTCTCAATGGCGACAAAGTTCTTATCCGCGGCAACCATGACATCTTCCGTGATGATGAGTACAGACAGCACTTTCGTGAACTTCGTGCATACCATGTTCTCAACGGCATGATCCTGAGTCATATCCCGCTACACGAAGCCAGCCTGGGTCGCTTTGGGGTCAACATCCATGGTCACCTGCATGCCAATCGTGTGATGAAGGCCAAGGGCATCAATTATCCCACTGGCGAAATCATCTACAGTGAAACAGAGATTGACCCACGATATCATTGTGTATGTGTGGAGACCACAGACTTTGCACCTATCCTTTTTGAAGATGTCATCAAGCGTATTGAAGCAGAAGGTGGTGCAGTGGGATTTAAGAACGGTAACGGACCCACAATGTAATGCTTGACAGCAGTGTAGCAGAAATGCTATACTGTTGTTTAGTTAGTTAGTATTAAAGTTTGAGCACAAGCCAGGGCAGCTTCTGTTACCTGTGGTAGATTGAGTACAGACAGCCCTGAAAGGGGATTGCATCATACCGCCGTAAAATTTTAATTTCGGATACTTCCGAGGCGGTTGGGATATTTTATAGTCTGGAAAGAGTGCGAGATTCCCGGGAGAGGAACATCTAATGCCTGATGCAGGTGTAGTGGATGTTCACCATTAGACACTATGACGATAGTGTCGTGCAAGGGTCCACGGTTGAAAAACAGATTTATGTGCTCAATCTTTAGTACTAAGTAATAGGTAATGCCCTGGTGGTGGAATGGTAGACACGCTAGTCTTAGGAACTAGTGGAGAAATCCGTGGGAGTTCGAGTCTCCCCTGGGGTACCAAAGTTTTAATTGGGTAGTTGGCTGAGAGGTCGAAGGCAGCGGCTTGCTAAGCCGTCCACCCGAAAGGGTGCATAGGTTCGAATCCTATACTACCCGCCAAGTACGTGCTGTATAGTTAACGGCTAGTCTGGTCCCGGATGATATAGAAACGACGTGACAGTCGTAGGGCACTAATTTAACATAAAAGGAAATACAATGACATCGCATCAAGCAATAGTAGACGCAGTAGACGCATACACAGCAGAACAGAACAAGTTCGAATCAGGTAATAGTGCAGCAGGTACTCGCGCTCGCAAGGCTCTGGCAGAATTGGCCAAGGCCGTAAAAGCTCGTCGTACAGAAATTACCGATACCAAGAACGCACGTAAAGAAGCCAAAGCGTAAAGTTTTATTCCTCAGTAGCACAGCGGTAGTTGCGCTTCACTGTTAATGAAGATGTCGTACGTTCGATCCGTACCTGAGGAGCCAAAATTCATATCATAGAGCTAAATAAAGATATTATACTTTAATAAGGACTCTATGATATGAATTACAAAGGCATTAAAGATCAGAAATTTAATTGTGTAAATTGTAATATAGAATTTCCGTTCAAGGGACATAGCTATAATCATAAATTTTGTACTCTTCCTTGTTCACATGAATTTACAAAGAAAAATACAAAATCTAAAGAAGATGTTATCTATGAAACTTGGTTATCTGGACAAAACATTGAAAAATTATCGAGGAAGCTGGTTAGAAAATTTTTAACCAAATTGTCTGGATATAAATGTAGTGTTTGTAGTATAGATTCACATATGGGAAAACCTATAACATTATGGGTAGATCACATTGATGGAGATGCATCAAATAATACCTACACTAATTTTAGACTAATATGTCCTAATTGCGATAGTCAGTCTGACACGTTTGGTGCTAAGAATTATGGTAACGGTAGAAAATCGAAAGGTCTATCGCAGTATGGATAGTAATATAGTAAGATGTTTTGATGCGGGGTAGGAAAGTTGGCAATCCGCCAGGCTCATAACCTGGAGACCACTGGTTCGAGTCCAGTCTCCGCTTCAAAACATCTTACACAAGGAATATAATGTTTATTCAATTAACCAACGCAAGTCCACTACATCGCGGTAGACCATTGCTACTCAGAGCCGATATCATTTTGACGGTATATGAGGGCATTGCAGTCAGAGAAGATGGTTCAGTTGATGACCCAGTGACTTTTATTTTCAGTCCTGATCACGGGACCTGGGAAGTAGTGGACAGTGTGGCAGACGTACTGCAAAAATTACACGCAGCAGAAGAACTTACTCTGCAAAATGCCATCATTTAATTGCCCAGCACCCTGGACCAACGGTCATTTTACCTTCAAGGAGCAGGGTATTTGTTGTGAGTATCAGCCTACACCGGGCACCAGCCCTGTGGCTTTTCTCAATGGGCCTGTTGTCAAAGATATCAAACAAAGATTGATCAGTGGCGATATAACTGATGGATGTCTACGTTGCCAGCAACAAGAGCAAAATGGATTCCACAGTCTCAGACAGCGATTAACTGACACAGCTATTAAATTGGATTCTAATTGGCAATTTGATGCCGATCAACCCAGTTTGCCAGATCATGTGGAAATAAGATTTGGTAATTTATGTAACTTCAAATGCCGTATGTGTGTGCCAGCATGGAGTAACCTGATTGGTCATGAAATACAACAAACTCCCAAATTGGCCAGATGGTATGGCAATGGCGATAATTATCGCCATGACGCTGATGATGAATTTGTTGATGATTTAAAACAGTTGCTACCAGGGTTCAAGAAGATATACATAACTGGAGGCGAGCCCATGGTCAGCAAACAGGCCATGGATTTTATTGATCACGCCATCAATCAAAATTATGCAGCTGGTATTGAACTGCAATTTGCCACCAATGTTAGTGTGATAAATCCAGGGTTTTTAAAACGATTGGCTAGTTTTCGTCGGGTCTCTATCATATTAAGTATAGATGCAGTGGGCGCCATTGCGGAATATCAACGTCACGGTACCGTTTGG